ACGCCGAGCAATGCACCCTACGTCTTCAACCCTGCCGCGGGAGAATTCGACAACGCGGCGCCGCTCCCGACGAATGTCATGCCCGCCAGTTGGTATAAGTCCATTCTCCCTATCGCAGCACAGTTGAAATGGACAGGACTCACGCTGGCCGCGATCGATGCGCTCGCGGAGTGGGCGAACACGAACGGCGCAGGGACGGGCTACACGATCTCGTTCAATGCCTACCAGGACATCCTCGTCACGTTCAAGACGCCGATCGACGAGAGGGCGCTGACCGCGATCAACATGCTTTTCACTCAGTACCAGACGGCGCCGCAGGTGACGGCGCAGCAGCCGTGAAGGAGAGAGTATGATCCCCACACAATACGCAAGCGGCGGGTCGAAGATCGCGATCCCCGGAGCCTTCTACTCGAGCGGCGTGGTGCCAGGGAACACGCTCGCTTCTCAGTACTGGAACTGGATCCTCTACCACCTGACGACGGAATTCAACAACGTCCTCACGGCGGCGGGAATCTCGCAGAACAGCGCGGTAGATAACCAGCTCGCGGCGGCAATTCCAGTGCTCGCTTCTAGAGAGGTGTACACCCCGACGACCGGCTATACGCCGGCCATCGGTGATGTCGTGGAGCTGAACTACGACGGCACGATCCGCAAGGCGAAGCGCACGAACAGCGCTGTGCTGGCGAGCGGAAGCACAGTCGTCTGTGCACGTGTCGCCCCACTTACCGCGACGACGGCAGTCATCGTTTACGCCGTTGGCCTGAATCTCAGCGCGGTCGTTGCGACGATCAATCCCTTCGACCTGTCGATTACGTTCGGAACGCCGCAAGCCGTCAAAACCTCAACAACTACGCTCTCCGATTTCGACATCTCTGCCTCGGACAGCACGCACGTTCTTATTGTCTACAATTTGACAGGCGCTTCATATACGCAACTTTCTGTTGTTTCCCTAACGATCGCAGGGACAGCCATCACGGTAAACGCAGCAGTCAACGGCGTAGCGGCAGCGGCACGTTGCACTGCCTATCCGGTCCCCGGATCATCGAATGTAGTTATCGCCTACCTGACGGCGAATAATACTGGTTATGTAGCTGTCATCAGCTCCGCCAACACCAACACCCCGGTCATCAATACACCGGTGGTCTTCACTGCCGCAACGCTTTATACGGGATTAAACGCAAACTCCCATCTTGGTTTGACTGTCAGCCTCAATGCCGACTTGATAGCAATTTCTGCCGACGATACCGCGGGCGCTTACATCCAGATCAATTACTTCACTCTGTCAGGAACGGCTATTGGAGCGGTCGCGTTTTTCGATGGGCTGATTACAAGTGCGAATATTGGAGGCTGGTTTGTCGAGGAAGGCCCGAAGGATACATGGTTTGGGTTCTCAAACGCGATCCTCTACGGCGCCAGTATATATGTTCCCTATCTCTTTTCTTTCAGGAGAACAGCCGCAGGGACGCTTGCACTTCCAATACTCGCACCCAAGCAGCTTTCCCTCCTTCCCAACTCTTATGAAGTCATCTTGAAGCCTATAGATAGGGCGAATGGGGTGTTCCTGTTCAGTGCCAACGTGTTAGGAGCGGACGGCAACTATTGGCAGAAGACAATCGTCATGAAGCGGAAGGGCGGCTCGGCGAGCGACCAAGCTGAGTGGGATTATGGTGACGAGCTTGTCACGAAGGGCTATACAACCCAAGCGCAGGGAGGAGCCTGCGCATTACCCGGCTTCGGGACTATCATCATGGTCCAGGGCGGCGGGACGTTGAGCCAGGCGCAGGTTGTGACACAGCGTCGCCGCAACACGATACTCGGTGTGGCGGTTGACACTCTCGGCACAGTTCAGCGGGCGGGGGCTGTCAGTGGCCTCAGCGGCCTCACGCAGGGAGTCCAGTATGGAATCGACGACAACGGGAACCTCACGATAGTCGTAGGTGAGGCCAAGATCGGACAAGCTCTCTCCACAACAGTCCTCGACCTGCAGGTGATTCCAGGAGTGTGACATGCCCACGAAAGAAGAGATGGAAGAGCACGCCAGGCGGCGCGCGGAGCACGATCAATTCGGCCGCGAGATCGAGCTCCTGCACAAGCACGACGAAGACCGCTTCGTCCGCCTGGATCAGTTCATCAGCCAACAGGGCGAGGCGCGCGACGAACAGCGGAGACACACGGACAAGAAGCTCGACGAAATCCACGCTCTCGTGCAGCAGAAGATCGAAATGGACACCGCCATTCTCCGGCGACAGACCGACGTCGAGCACCGGATCGAGGGCTACGAGAGCCGTCAGCAGAAGACGTCCGAACTGTTGACCAAGACGGCGGTGCTTCTGGACGGCTTGGTCGTCTCGACGAACAAGGACCTCAAGAACGCCCACGACTCGCTGCGGGAGCACATCGAATACCACACGAAGCAACTTGAACCGCGCATCGTCGCATTAGAGAGCAGAGGCGGGAAGTGGGCGCTATCGGTCGTGAAGTACAGCGGGTTCCTCGCGGCGCTCATCGGGCTGCAGGAGCTCCTGAAGGTGTTCCACATCACAGTGCCATGGCTGAAATAATGGAGTGGGTCCGGTCAATCACTACAGTGGCAGTCGTCTTCCTGGCGACTGCGGCCGGCGCAGTGCTCGCGAACGTCTACGCCGCGTCGCACCACCGGCGGAAGAACTGGACGACATTCATCGCGGCGAGCGCCGTTGGGTCCCTGGTGGCGATCGGCATCGTGGCCCGGACCGAACTCCGGAAGAAGGGCGCAAAGAAGAAGGAGGACCTCGGGTCGCGGATGATCAACGGGTTCTCGCACGGGTTTACGTGGCGCGGCGCTGGCGACGCGATCGAAGTATTCGTCGAGCTGCTGATCGGCAGCGGCGAATGAAAGTGGCGATGAGATGAAGACGGCGTTGCCGTCGGGGCGGGGCCGCTTTTCCTCTCCTTTTGTGCGGCTCCCGCTCTTTCTGATCGTAACGTCCGGAGGAGTTGAACTTCTCTTAGGAGGATCATCATGAACATCACCGAGAACCTTCTCACGATCAACACGTTTTCGAGACCGGGGACACCACTGCATTCCGCGCTTGCGTTGATCATGCATTGGACCGCGGTCCCCCGGCAGCGCGCCATCGAAACTCGCCAGTATTTCGAGGACCGAAAGAACGGCACCACCGGCTACGGCTCTGCGCACTACATCATCGATATGGACGGATCGATCATCCGCTGCATCCCCGAGAGCGAGGTCGCTTACCACGTAGGAAGCAACCAGGTCGATCCGGCGAGCGGAAAGATCTACACCGACTGGGCGCGAGCAAAGTTCGGTGTTCACATCGACGACCCGCAGAGTATCGGCCCGAACATCTGCACACTGGGCATTGAGATGGAGCCGATCGACGCCCCGGGAACTTTCACCGTTCAGACGCTGGACGCCGCGGGCGAACTCGCCGCGGACATCTGCCGACGTTTGCAGCTGGATCCCCTCGTTGACCTGGCCACGCACCACCAGGTGGTCGGCTGGAAGGACTGCCCGCGGCTCTGGACGAGTCAGCCGGCCCTGGTCGACACATTCCGTCAGGACGTGAAGAGCCGAATGGTTTCGTGATCATCGCCGAAGGGCGTTAAACTGGGAGGGATGTCATGGACATCACAATTGCAGGAAGGACGGTCGCCGTCCTGGTCATCGTCCTAGTGGCCTTCGCGGTGCTCGGCGTGGTGCAGCACCTGAAAGGCCTGTTCAAAAAGGCGCCCACGTGGGTCTGGGCAGTCAGCGCCTTCGCGCTGTACTTCATCTTCGCGGCAGGGTACGTTTTCTTGCCGGCAGTGGTCGTGGTGTTCCTGACGATCGGTGTGCTCGCATGGGCCGTCGGGCAGCTCGGCTATGAGCTTCTCTGGCAGACGCTGATCGGATGGATAAGAAACGCCCTGGGGCTCCCGGCACCTGCGGCACCGGCCGAGCCTACTGCTTCCGCGGCTCCGGCGAAGGCCGGGCCGTGAGGTGCGCAAGCTCCTTCTGCCGGCCATCCTCGTGGTGGCCGGCGCTCTTGCTGGCGCTTTTCTTTGCTACCTGGTGCTTGCCCGGCCTTTCAGCCCAATCGCAAAGCAGCTCGCCGCAGCTAACGCCGCTGCAGCAGTCGCTGATACTGGATTCATTGAAGCAGCTGCTGACAGTCAAAGAGCTCTCGGCGCTGCTCGGCTCGGACTTGCAGACATGGCCGCAGCAAATAGCAAACTTGCAAGCGACCTCAGCTCGGCTCTTGGACGAGAACAAGTCGATATCGGACAAATCCAAATCGGACTTGGCAGTCTCGGAAGCAGCGCGACAACAGACGCAGAGCGCATACGAATCATTGCAGGCAGCGCAGACAAAGGAATCAGCGACATTCAGCGACTATGTCAAAGCCTCGGAATCAGCACAGCAGCTGCTCAACCAGCAGCTGGCGCAGGAGCGAGCGCACCGGGTACTGACTGATTACACGACCTGGGCAGCCGTCGGCGCCGCGGCAGGAGCGATCGGCGGAGCTGCGGCGGGGAAGGATGCCGTGTCCGCAGCCGCGGGCGCGGGGATCGGTGCGGGCGCTGCTTTCGTGATAAAGCTGGGCGGAGATCTCTTCCACAAGTTTTGAAAGGCGCGCTCCCGGATATGGGGCGGGGGCGCGCCGCGGTTATGCGGTCCCTGAGGCCTTCTCGGACATGCCCTTCCCCGCTTTGTAGAGTTTTTCGATTGCCTGAGCCACCGGCTCTGTCATTCGATCGAGAAGGTGGGTGTAGATCGCCTGCGTCTTCGTCAACCTGCTTGTCTTTCCTTGCTCGGCGTCGTCGGCGGTCTTGCCCCACAGATAGAGCTGGACCTTCAGCGGATCCACGCCGGCGTCCAACAGGTGCGTGTTCAAAGAATGCCGGAGGCAGTGCGGCGTGAGAATACGATTCCCGAGCTTGAGCTCCCGATCCTCGAGACCTGTTGCGAAGTGCTGGCTGCCACACTATCCATATGAACGCTCCTATTTATTACATTTCAAGTGCAAATAGAGACACAATTCGTCCTCTAAGACATTTATAGTGTAATTCAATTCTGCCGTCGCGCCACCAGGTCTCACCCAAACGTCGTCCATCCTCGTATCGGAAACCGCCCGGGCGGCGGGAAAGGATCTCGAGCGCGGCCGCACAGAGCACTATCGTTCTGGTCTTTCCCCACTTCGGCTTCCCGCGCTCCTTTCCCTTGAATGCGGTATCCACCTGCAGGACGTCGCCGCGCAGCTGGGCAGAAGGCACTATGGATAGGATCTCGCTGCAGCGCATACCGGTGAGCTCGGCAAAGCGGAATACATCGAACGCGAGCCGGCTTTCCCATGGCTTCGCGAAGAGCTGCTCGAGCTCCTCGAGGGAGAGGACCTCACGCTCTTCAAGATCATAGAGCACATTCCCGATATCGGCCGCGGGGTTTGCCGGGATGTGTTGGCGGAAGGCGGCCTCGGCAAAAACGGTGAAGACCGCGCTCATGGCCTTGTTCACGGTGTTCATCCCGTCCCCGCGGATCCGCTTCGAATCCACCTTCACGCGGGCCCGCACTCGGCCGCGGAGCTCCAGGAGATCTCCGCGGGTGATCCTGTTCATCGGCCTCGCCATGAAGAGCTTGTCCGGGACGATCCAACGATCGAGCCACTGCCGGCATTTCACGATGTGCGTCAACCCGATTGAACGTCTGGAATCGCGGAGCCGCTGGACGTGGGGGCAGATGTCAGGTTTGTAGAACGGGACCTGGTACTCTCCGAACGTGATGTTTCCGCTGCGCGAGCTTCGCGCGTCAACGTAGTTGCGCACGAAGTCGTCGGCGTCGCTGCGTCTCTCACAGCCCGTCGAAACCAGACGGCGGGTCCCATCGGGATCCGCATACATGAAGGAGTAGGTCTTGCGCCCGGGACGTTTGAACGGCTTGGGGTACGTCATGGTTCACTCCCGGATTTGCAAACGTCTGCAATCCATTTGCGATCCATCGGGCATGAAAAAGGCTCCCTCTCCAGGAGCCTCTCTCTATTTCTTTTCGCCGTCATTCTTTTCGCTCCCCCGGCCGGACTCGAACCAGCGACCTAGTGGTTAACAGCCACCGCGATCACCGGACTCTAAGCGGAACGCCTGATGTCTTTGCGAGCCAAGGCCGACGTTCTTCTCGTTCGTCAAGAACCCTGTCGAGGCTTTCGAGAAACCTGTGCAAACGCTTCTCCGCCCCCTCCCAGGATTCAATAACTCATTATACTGACAAGAAAACCATAACGCAACAAAAAAATATAAAAGTTGCTTGACAAATAGTCCGTATCAGGACATAATCTAATCGTGAACAGGATAAAAAGACCGCAAGCGGACAGAGTCAAGGGAAAGCTCTTGAGGGTTCCGTTCAAGGGCAACGAACTGCAGCACTTCCTGGATTTCTGCGATGGCAACGAGCAGACCCAGGGCGGATTCGCTCGTCTGGCAATCCTGGAGAAGCTGGATCGCGAGGAAAAGCGAAAGGCGGTATCTGCGTGACCCTCGAGCAGCTCGCCGACATCAACACCGTTCCCGAAGTTGCTGAATGCTTCCGCGTTTCAGCGAAGACGTTGTACCGCGAGATCGCCGCGAAGCGCCTCGGCTGCATCCGTGTCGGCGCTGGCTACCGCGTCACCAAGGCCCAGGCTCAAGAGTACGCGCGGCGCAATACCCGTGAGGCTGTGATCGAGATCCCGGACCAGGGCGGGGCACCCCGCCCTCGCCCTGGCCGTTCTGTGAGGCCTGCATGAAGAAGGTCCTTCTGCTCCTGGGGATTCTGATCCTGACAATCGGCTGCAGCGTCGCCGCGCCAACGGTTCAGAATCCAGTGATTCCCCAGTCGAGCAGTTGGCAGCCTTCCTCGCTATCTCAGGTCTCTTGCGAGAGCGTCACCTACGGAAACGGGATCTTTGTCACGCTCGAATGGGATGGATCTCTCGACCACGTTTCGAGCGATGGAGTCGCGTGGACCTCATACAGCGTCCCGGTAGAAGCCTGGGAGGCTGTGACATTCGGCGACAGTAGATTCGTCGCGATCGCGTACGGGAGCTCAATCGCGATCTGGTCTGTCGACGGAAAGACCTGGTCGACAGCTGACCTGGGCGCGGCTGCGGATTGGTACTCGATCACCTATGGCGATGGATTGTTCGTTGCCTTCTCTGGTGGCGGAAGTGCGAACGATCTCATATCAACCTCTCCCGACGGGCAGCACTGGACTTTGGAGAAACTACCTAAGGCTGCAGAGTGGCAATCGGTCACGTGCGGTGATGGCAAGTTTGTCGCTGTCGCCCAGGGGACGGCCCCTGCCAGAAACTCTGATGCCGCGGTGACGTCAATAGACGGAATCCATTGGCAAATAGAAAAGATGCCCGCCGTCCTCTGTTGGGAATCGGTGACGTTTGGCGATGGAGAGTTCGTAGCAATTTCAGAGGAGAGTTCTTCCGCCGCGGTATCGCCGAATGGAGTCGATTGGACGCTGGTGCAGCTTCCAGGCGTGACGTGTTGGCAGGCTATCACTGCGGGAGGTGGCGAGTTTGTCGTCGTCTCCTGCGAGACGAACAGCCAGCCGACCAGCACGGCGGCTGTATCTGCTGATGGGGTGCATTGGTATCTCGATAACCTGCCATCGGAGAATTTCTGGACAGCAATTACCTACGGCGACGGGAAATTCTTGGCTGTCGAACAGGGTGGATCGGATGTTGCGATTCTCGGGAGGTCACCGGCATGAGCGAAGTTCGTTTCAGAGTAACTGCCGAGGAGCGCGCATCCCTGGAAGCCTACGTCGCCAAGAAGCGGCGCTGGAAGCACGTCAGCGACTTTGCTCGCTACTGCGTCTTCAGGGAGATGGAGGTCAATAGATACGGCGCTCATCACCGGGGTAGGGGCGAGGCCCCCGCCCCGCGGTCTGGGGGCAATCCTGAGGGACGGCCGGCATGAAGAAGCCGCACTTTCGCTCCATGCGTGTGAGTGTGGGCGGTGCTGGATATGACGTCCTTGTGCGTGTATTTCCTGCTCGCGCTGCAGCGAAAGACGCGCAGGTGATTCGCATTCTACGCGCCGCGGTGGACGTGACTGACGAGCTCACCTGCTGGATGCAGGCTGAGATCAAGAAAGCCGTGGATGACCAAATCAAGCTGGGAGGAAACCGGGAGGGCCGGCTGTTGGCCGGCGCGAAAAATCGTTCGAGGAGGTTTGAATGAGCTGGTATCGGAATTTGATCGGGAAGGCAGAAAACGTCGCTGCCTCAATCGAGAAGGACATCGCAAAGGAGGCCAGTGCGTTGCACCGCGCCGTGGCAGCCGGAGAGAAGGCCGTGGTGACGGAGATCTCCAAGCTGTTCACCGACGTCAAGAGCGAACTCGGCATCCACGTCGAGAGCCAGGGCCACTTCAACCCCGACGGGACAGGGCAGGCGACGGTAAAGATCGTTTCGACCTCCGTTCCGATCGCGACGCCGAATCCCGCGGCCGGCATCAATGCGGCCGAAGCACCAAAGGAGGCAGGTCCCGCGTAAAGGTCTTGGCAATCGGAGCCGAGTGCGCGCTACGACAGCAGCGCGTGTTCGGCTCCTGCCGGGCGGCGGGAAGCTGTCAACTCACCCCGCCGACCCGGTTTTTTCAAGCACTCCCCGCGAGGGGAAGAAGGAGCCGAGATATGGATTCTACAGAAAACGTGCCCGCCAAGATACAGGCGGAAGCGAAGGCCAGGGCGCTGGCGATCCTCAATTCCGAGCCGAACTGTATTTCCTACGTGCGACCCGAGGACCTGGAGACCGCGGCGCTGTTCATTCCGGTCGTCAGCATCATCAAACCGACAGTTGACGATTTCTACCCGCCAATCCCGAAGGTCGGCATCATGGCAAAACCGCAGCTCGTCAACCTGATCAGGGAAAAGGCCGGGATCACGATCACGGAACAGACGACGAGCAAACGTAGCAAGTATGTCTACGTCTGCTCAGGAGCAGGTGAAAAACGGCAGCCTGACGGCTCGATGCTTCGAGAGACTGCCAGTTATGAGTTTGACGCCGAGCAGCGCGCCGAGCTGGATTTTCTCAGTGACACCGAAGGCAAGTACAGCACCGACAATGCCAAGCGCAAGCACGTGCTTGAAACCGCGAAGTTTGGCGAGCAGCGTGCGGTGACCGGATTTCAGCATGCGCTTATTCACAAGCTGGCGAAGATCGCGCGCAGCTTCAAGACTCCGCAGGAGCTCATGCGCGGGATGAAAATCCTCCGCATCGACCGCAACGTGAACGGTATCATGACCGATCCGACGATGCGCGACGCTGTGATCAGCCACGCCCTGGGTGCGACGGAGACCGTGTTCGGGCCTCCGAAGCAGATCCAGCGCACGTACGACGAGAACGGCGAGAGGATCCCGGGGCCCGCGCATGCGGAGGGAGAGCTCCCTCTCGACGACTTCGACGATGCTCCCCCGGCACCCGAGAAGACGCCGCTTCAGGCCGCGCGCGAAATGATGGAGAGCTACCGGGAAAAGATCAGCGGCTCCGCCAAGGCGACGAAGCTGCTCGAAGACCTGGTGGCGAAGAAGGACGCGACAATCGAGGAGATCAACAGTGCCATCGACCGCTTCGAAGCGTGGCTGCAGAAGAACGCGCCGAAAGGCGGTGCCGCATGACAGTCTATTTTCACTTGGAAGGGGTTGCTTTCACGGTAGGTGGCATCAAGCACGCAAACGGCTTTGACGTTCACTCCGTCCTCGTTCAGGGCAACGGTGCCGATATCAAGAAGCTCCTGAGTGCGCCGAGTCTCGAACGCATCGCGGAGGCCGCGGCGGAAGCGGCGATCGACGAGATCCCCTTCGAGACCCCGCAGCCGCTCTCGCGCATGGCGGTCGAGCTCGTCAGCGACGACGACGTGGAGGCGCTCAGATGAAGCTCTGCATGGATTGTAACGAAAGAGAAATTGATTTTAAGGATCTCTGTCTGCGCTGCTACAAGAGACGGCAGAGACGGGAACAAGGCATCCCCATGAAGCCCGAAAAGATAAGGGCCTGCTCTGGATGCGGAACGGTTGGAATCATCACTGGCCACGGCCTCTGTGAGAAATGTTATTCGAAATGGTATTGGAGGAAAAATCTCCAGAAGTCGCGCGAGTACATCAGGCGCTACCAACAGAAGTACCACTTCGGAGCTCATCCTGAAGTAATCGAGCGGAGAGAACGTGACGGATGCACTCACTGCGGCATAAGCAACGCCGAGCATAAGGCTACCTTCGGTCGCGAACTGACGGTCCATCATATCGACGGCATGGGACGCACCAGCGCCAGACCGAATCATGATCCATCCAACCTGCTCATTCTCTGTGATCGGTGCCATACGCGCCTGCACAGCAACGAAAGGCAGGCAGCATCATGAAAAAAATGATTCACCTTGCAGACGTGCATTTCTCGAAAGAGAATCAAGATCTCGCGATCGCCAGTCTTGAATGTGCACTGGAAGTAGGAACGCGCGAGCAGATCGACGCCTGGGCGTTCGCGGGAGATCTCTTTGACCGCGGCGTTCAGAATTCACATAGTGCGGGATTCCCGCGGCTCGTGAACGTGATTCAGCGCATGCTCGAAGTCGCCCCAATCCTGTCGATCGAGGGCACCGTCACTCACGACGTACCAGGGGCGTATGACGTTCTGTGCGAGTTGGAAGCGGGGCATCGCTTCATCAATCTGCGCCCCGATGATGCTCAGGTTGTCGCTGGAATCATGTTCTTCGGAATGCCGGAAGCAGGAAAAGAATGGCTCCTTGCTGGCGAGCAGGATCTCAGCGCAGACGAATCAAATCGGAAACTCTCAGAAAGTGTTCGATCTATTCTGCTGAGTTTTGGTGCCATGCGCGCAGCCCAGCCTGAATTTCCTGCGATTCTCCTTTTCCACGGATCGGTTCAGGGTTCTACGCTCCAGAATCGCACCGTCTCCGCAGACGGCATCGGGCGCGAGGATCTCCAACTCGCGGGATTTGATTATGCGGCTCTTGGCCATGTCCACCTTGAGCAGAAGATCGACGGCCTCGAAGCCTATTACCCTGGGCCTGCCTACCACACCGACTGGGGCCACCTGGGAACATGCGGCTGCAACTTGGTCACGCTCGAAGGCCCCGGGATTCCGCCGAAAGTTGAGCGCATTCCGTTCCCGCATCCGCGGCGCGTGAAGTTCTCCCTCCCTTGGCCCGAGCCGGCCGGCGATGTTGAAGGCGTGCAAGCGTGGGTCTGCTATCGAGCGACGAAGGAGGAGGCCGCGAAGATCGATACTATGTCCTACCTCAATTCCTACTTGCTGGCAGGCGCGCTTCCCGGCTCCCGCGTGACGGTGGACCTCATTCCGACGGAGACCGTGCGCGCGGCGGAGATCACGGAGAAGCATCGGCTGGCAGAGAAACTCTCAATCTACGCCGAAGCGAGCGGCCAGGGCTACAACGTTCCGACCTCCGTCGAGCTGAAGGCAGCAGTATTGGAACGCGAGGCAGAGGAGCGGGGCGCGGCCGCGGGCATGCACTTCCGCTTGCGCCGCCTGCGCCTCCGGGGGGCCGTAGGGATTTGGAAGGGCCTCCGCCAGGACGAGATCGACATCGATCTGGACAAGAAGGATCCGGGACTCATCGCGCTCATCGGGGCCAACGGCGCCGGTAAGTCCACGCTCATCGAGAACATGCACCCATACCCCTGCATGCTCACGCGCGACGGCAAGCTGCAGGATCATTTCCGGCTTCGCGATTCGGCGCGGGAGCTCTGGTTCGTGGACGAGCGCACCGGGACCGAATACCGAGCGCTCATTGAGATCGACGGCGCGAACACCAGCGGCAGCGTGAAGTACCACCTGTTCCACGGCGATCCGCCGGACCGTCCCGCCGAGCTCTGTCTCGGCTGGATCCCGCTCACGAACGGGAGGAAAGAGGAATATGAGACTGCCATCGAGAAGCTGATCGGCAGCCTCCCACTGTTCCTCCGGTCCGCGTTTGTCAGCCAGCGGCCAACAAAGAGCAACCCGGATCTGTCGGACGCCACGAAGGGCGAGAAGAAGGCCATCTTCCGCGAGCTCGCCGGGCTGGACTACATCCAGGCCTACAGCGAGAGCGCGAAGGCGCGGGCTGTTGCGCTGGAGAGCCAGGTCACAGTCGGCCGCGGTCAGATCACTCTCATGGAGCGGCTGGTCGCGGAAGAGCCGAACGTTCAGGCATCGAAGTTCCAGGCGGACGTCGACGTGTACGAAGCCGACGTCGCGATTGGGAAGGCAGTAGAGCAGGGCAAGCAGCTGAAGGCGGAGGTCGAGCAGCTCGCGAAGGACGTCGCCCAACAGGATCAGATCGGAAAGGACATCGCTGCCGCGGCGGATGATGCGCAGAAGAAGCTCAGCCAGGTACAGGCCGCACAGAGGGCGATCAAGGGCTACCAGGTATCCCTTTCACAGCGCGACCAGGCGCAGGCCGATGTCGATCGTCACGCGAAACTGAAGGAACAGGAGGGCGCCGAGAATGAGCGGCTTTCAGCGATCAATGCCGAGCGAGCCCGATTCAGCGCTGAGTATGGAGACACGCTCAAGGCTCATGCAGCTGATGTCAAAGGACTCGAAGTGCAGCGCACCAGGATCCGCACGGAGAAGGCGCGCCTGGAGGGCGATCACCGAGTTCTTCTTTCCCAGGGCGAGACTCTCCAGGAGGAGCTCGCGCAGCCGCTGACCGACGAATGCCCCGAGTGCGGAGCCGGGAAAGAGCACTGGCACAAGGATCTCAACGCGGGCCGCGCAGAGAAGGACGCGCAGCTGAAGGCGATCAGGAAGAAGATCCACACTCTCGGCAATCAGATCATGGCCAAAGAGGCCGAGCTCATCGTGATCAAGGACCCGGCGAATCCGACGCCACCGAAGCTGCCAGAGGCCGACGAGACAGAGCTCACGAGGATCCGTACGGTACTACGACAGATCGATGTCGTCACGGCCCGGGCGACGCTTGAGACCGCGGCGAAAGCCGAGCAGGAGATCGACAGGCTCAACGTCCAGATCGCCGCGCTGGAAGGCGACGCAGCTGCTCTATCGCGGAAGGCCGAGGACCTCCGCGCCCAGCTGGATCCGAAAATCCGGCCGGCCCACGCCGAAGCTCTGAAGCAATACGAGGCCGCTCGGACGGCCTATACCGCGGCCAAGGAGGAGCGTGCGACCGCCGCGGCGAAGCTGGAGGCCGCGCTGAAACAGCTCGAGGCAATCGCAAAGCAGAAGTGCGAGCTTGAGCAGCTGAGGACCTCACTGGCGAAGACGGAGGCCGAGGCCGCGGAGTGGCGCTACCTCGAGCAGGCCTGCGGGCCCGACGGGATCCAGGCGCTCGAGCTGGATGCACTCGGGCCTTCGATCGCGGAAGTCACGAACAGAATGCTCTCATCTGCTTACGGCTCACGGTTCTCCGTGGAATTCCGCACGACGCGCATTGCTGGCAAAGGCGCAAAAACCCGTCAGATCGAGGATTTCTCAATCATCGTGATCGACAACGAGCTCCTGACTGAGCAGCCGATCGAGACGCTCAGCGGCGGTGAGCGCGTATGGATCTACCGTGCACTTTTCGACGCATTCGCCATTATCCGCGATCGCACGACAGGGATCCGGTTCCTCACTGTGTTCGCTGACGAGGCGGATGGCGCGCTGGATCCTGAATCCCGCCAGAAGTACTTCACGATGCTCGAGGCCGCGCATCAGGAGAGCGGGCGCAGAAACACGATCGTGATCACGCACTCGCCCGAGGTCCAGGAGGCGATCGGGCAGAAGATCGAGATGAAGAGGACCGCGGCGTGACCCTGCATATCGCCACCGGCCTTTCCCTGCCCCTGAAGGCCGTGACCCAGACGTTCGCCATCCTGGCAATGCGTGGGGTCGGCAAGACGTACACGGCGTCCGTGCTCGCGGAGGAGTTCTCGAAGGCCAGCCTGCCGTTTGCGGTCCTCGACCCGACCGGCGCCTGGTGGGGGCTGAGGGCCAGCGCGGATGGGAAGGGCGTCGGCTACCCGGTAACGATCCTCGGCGGGGACCACGGGGACGTGCCGCTCGAGGAAGCCGCCGGCAAGGTGATCGCCGCGCTCCTGGCGGACGAGGCGCCGCAGCTGGTGATCGATCTGTCGCTTTTCTCGAAGTCCGCCATGCGCCGCTTCGTTGCCGACTTCGCCGAGGAGCTTTACCGCAAGAACCGCAACCCGCTTCACCTGATCATGGATGAGGCGGACGCCTTCTGCCCGCAGAAGCCGAGGCCGGATGAAATGAGAATGCTCGGCGCCATCGATGAGATCGTGCGGCGCGGACGGATCCGTGGCCTGGGATGCACGCTCGTTACCCAGCGATCGGCCGTTCTCAACAAGGACGTTCTGACCCAGATGGAGGTTCTGGTCGCACTGCGTACGGCGCACCCCCGGGACCGCGCCCCGATCCTTGAATGGATGAAAGTCCACGCCACCGAGAAGCAGCTCGAGCAGGTGACTGAGACTCTCGCGACACTTCCCCTGGGCGACGCTTGGATCATGTCCGCCGGCTGGCTAGATCTATTCAAGCGCGTGCACGTCCGGGAGCGCGAGACGTTCAACTCCAGCGCGACGCCTGAGCCAGGGCAGAGGAAGATCGAGCCGAAGAAGCTCGCTCAGGTCGACCTGAAGATCCTCCAGGAGCGCATGGCGGCCACGATCGAGCGGGCGAAGGCGGAGGATCCCCGAGAGCTCAAGCGGAAGATCTTTAAGCTGGAGGCCGAGCTCGCGAAGAAGCCAGCGGCCGCGGCGGAGGATCCCGGGGCCTTGCAACGGGCACTCAAGGATGGGCAGGCCCAGGGGTATGCGGCGGCACAGAAGGCCGTGCAGGCGACCTCGAAACAGCTCTGGGTGGCCATCAGCCGCGTAATCGATGACCTCAACAAAGTCCTTCCCTTGCTCAACGGAAATCTTCTGCCAGGTCCTGTCCAGGCGTCCAGCCGGCCGGTTCCTGTGCCACTTCCGTCCAGACCGCCTCGGATCCAGTCTGCTCGGGCCACCGAGACTCCAGAGGGCCGTCTGGCGCCAGGCGAGAAGGCGATCCTGACCATCTGCGCGCAATATTCGGGACGAGCCACCCGCGAGCAGATCACGGTGCTCACCGGGTACAAGCGGAGCTCTCGAGATACGTACCTGCAGCGCCTGCAGTCCCGCGGATACATCCAGGTCGGGGCGACGATCACGGCAACCGCAGAAGGCATTGCTGCGCTCGGGCCTGACTTCGAGCCGATGGCCACCGGGGCAGAACTGCGAGCCCACTGGCTGAGCCGGCTCCCGGAGGGCGAGCGCAAGATCTTCGCCCACCTTATTGAGGCTTACCCTGGGGCGATCGCTCGCGAAGCCCTCGAGGAATCGACCGGGTACAAGCGCTCGAGTCGCGATACCTACATCCAGCGCCTTCGCTCACGGCAGCTCGTTGAGGTCCTCGGAAGGGGCGAGCTCCGCGCGAGCGAGGAGCTCTTCGCATGAAAAGGAGAACATCATGAGCGAGCAAGTACAGCAGCTCTCTCTCGAGAAGATCATCCCACATCCAGACAACCGCCGCGTGGGCGGCTTCGATCCCGTGAAGCTCCAGCAGCTCGCGGACTCGATCAAAGAAGTCGGTGTGCAGCAGCCGATTATCGTGCGCAAGCAACTGATGAACGGCGACTTCGAGCTCGTCGCTGGCGAACGACGCTGGAGGGCCGCAAAGCTCGCAGGCCTGGCAGAGATCCCTACGATCGTGCGCGAGCTCGACGACCTGCAGGTCCTCAAGATCCAGACGATCGAGAACCTGCAGCGGGAGGACGTCCACCCCCTTGATGAGGCGGATGGATTCGCGCGGCTCATCGACAAGGCCGGCTACGATATCGAGCAGATTGCGAAGGAAGTCGGGAAGTCGGCCAGCTACATCTACCAGCGGTTGAAGCTTCTCGACCTGGTCCCGGAGGCCCGGGATCTCTTCGTGAAGGATAAAATCACCGCGGGGCACGCGATCCTGATCGCTCGTCTGGCGCCAAAGCAGCAGCAGGAAATTTTGAAGAACGGGATCACCAATCGGTGGGGCGACGGGTCGATTATTCCGGTGCGTGATCTGGATTCCTGGATCCACCGTTCCATCCTCATGGAGCTCTCGAAGGCCTGCTGGAAGCTGGACGACGAAACCCTCGTGCCCTCAGCGGGATCCTGCAAGCTCTGTCCGAAACGAGCAGGATTCCAGCCGGCGCTTTTTGCAGACGTCAGCAAAGACGGCAAGAAGGACTACTGCACCGACCGCGCCTGTTTCTCCAAGAAGCAGACCGCCCTTCTCAATCAGCTACGAGAACAGCTGAAGGACGTCCCTCACCTCGAGGTCGAGAAGGGCTGGAGCGGCGGCGGCAAGCCGAAGGGCGCGCTCGGATCGTATGACTGGAACGAATGCAAGAAGGACGATCGCGGCGCCAAAAAGGTCCTGATCGTCGCCGGCGAGGGCATCGGGCGCATGACCTACGGCAAGGTGCGCGGCAATGGCAATTCACACGCACTTCCGCAGATCTCCGCCGCCAAGGAAAAGGCGCAGCGAGAGAAGGAGGAGCAGAAGCACAAGTTGAATGCGGCTTTCCGATGCATCATCTACGGAAAGACGGTCGAAGCTGTCGCGAAGCAGAGGGATCTCGATATCGAACTACTTCGGCTGGTCGTCCTGGACCTCGCCGAGCACGGTGAGGGGTCGTATGAACTAGCCAAGATCGAGCAATGGGAGCGGGGAGCCATGGTCGAGAAGCGGATCCGCGGGATGGACCGCAAGGGACTATTCGTCATGTTGGTGAAGATGACGATCGCGGGGGACATCGAAACCCGTTACTGGGGGAGAAAAGGCGAGCTGCTCATGGCGGCAGCGAAGATATGCCGCGTCGACCTGAAAGATGCCCGCAAGGCGGCCTCTGCGCTGCTGAAAGCTCAGGAGAAGCAGAAGGATCCCGAATACATCGACGTGCTCGAGGAGGCCTCCGAATGAGACGCCTGCTGAAGTTCAAATGCGATCGGGACCGAGTTGAGGTCCTCGTGAAGTACGACGTCAAGCGCAAGGACGGAGGGCTCGACGTCATCACCCTGGAGAGCACCGAGAAACCATCCGCCGCGCTGATCAATCAATTCGGCCGCATGGCGAAGCACCTGGTTGCGATCGCGGAGCTCCCGGCGGACTGGATCGACGAGCTCACGATCATCGGCATCACACGCACGATCGGTGATGACGGAACGGGCCTCGTAATTACCGGCCTGCGCGAGCTCGAGCACCAGGATGCACCACTTTGCATCAACAGCCCGCACACGACCAGCTTCGGCGCGCAATGCACGCTGGACCTGGTAGAGCTCGAGCGCCTGGCGCTGAGCTACGTCGACGGCGGCGAACGGGCTCAGCTGGAGCTGAAGCTCGAGCCGATGTCGACCCTGCGTTTGAGCTGAGATCCCCGCCGGGGGATAAGCCGGCACGAGAAGGGCGGAGCGCAGTTTCGGCGGCACGCAGCGATCGGGAGCGCCTTCTCCCGATTTCTTGAAGGAGTCACGGCACGGTGGGATGCCACGGAATGCAGAGCATCGTGGAGGGCGGGATGGCCAGAGTGCCTGTTGGTGATGCCGTGACTCTTTGAAGGGGAGGGGACAATGGTATGGGCAGTTCTTCTTGCGATCGTTGTCTTTGCAGCGGCCAGCTGGCTTCTCTGTCGCCGGCGCAAGATTGATCATGCGGCTGGCGACATGTCCGAAATCGGATACCGCGATTGAAGACGGCCGGCGTGCTGATGCTCTTTCTCGCCGTCGCGATTTCTCTTTCGAGTTTCTGCCTGCCACCAGTTGACGCATTTGTCGCGCCAGCGGCGCTCCATGAGGACGCGCCTGCCGAGAGGCCGTACGCGCTGGACATGCGCTTCGCTGCCTTCGTCCTGCACTACTGCTACCAGACCGGCGTACCGGTGTGGATCGCCTGCCGCCTGTTCGGCCAGGAGAGCGTCGGTCAGCCCACATCGGGGGTGTGGAATCCGCATGCGGTCTCCTGGGCCGGGGCGCAGGGGTTGGCGCAGATCATGCCGGTGAATCTTGGCCTGTTCGCGATCCTCTACAACGGCGGAAAGCTTTTCGACCCGTTCGACCCGGAGACGGCAATTCGCATCGGCCTGCACTATCTAGCCGACCTGCACGAGCGCACCGGATCCTGGCGCGTGGCGCTCATGGCGTACGACGGAGGTCTCGGGCACTGGCTCAATCCAAGCAAGTTCGGGGACTGGCAACCGGAGAGCGTGCAGTATGTGCGCGCGATCATGGGAGGCGGGGCGTGAAGCGCGCATGGTCGAAGCAGGAGATCGCAGAGTTTCTCATCTACAACCCTCACAACACCGCGGCATACCTGGTCTGGCGACTGCACCGGACGAAAGCTGCGATCATGGGAATGCGCCGGAAGCTGAAGCGACTGCGCGAGCTCGGGGTCAGACAGGACCTGGTCCGGATGCTGCAGGTGAACGAGGTCTACTACGGCAGCCTCAGCGAGATCCGCCGGCGCGCCGCGGTGGACGACGTTCCTGTCAAGCCCTTCCTTCGCCGCAATCGTCTGAACCCCGGTGTCCACCTGGTGAATGAGCACCAGCGACAGCCGCAGGGAGACGCCAGGTGAAGGTCCGCGAGATCTTCCTGGACAAGATCTTCATCACCAAGAACGTGCGCTTCGACACCGACGACGAGCTGGGCGAGCTCATCGAGAGCACCTCGAAGCACGGTCAGCTGCAGCCGATCGGCGTGTACCCGCGCGGGGAGCGCTTCGAACTGGTCTGGGGACACCGACGCTACCGCGTTGCCCAGATGAACAACGAGGCCACGATCGCCGCACACATCCTGGAGAACATCAGCGAGTCGGACATCCCACTGCTCAAGCTGCAGGAGAACATCGTTCGCAAGCAGCTCACGGACGATGAAATCGTGGCCGCTGCGGACGAGATCAAGAAACGCCGGCCCGAGCTCAACGATCAGCAGATAGACCGGCTGCTTGGCAGGAAGCCGGGGTACCTGTCCTATCACCGCTCGATGCTCCGCACTTTCCAGTGGCTGGCCGGGCAGGGCCTGAAGAAGGATCACCTGCGCGCAATGACAGGGGACGAGCTGCGCGAGTTGAAATCGAAGATCGAGCTGCACGGGAAGAAGCGCAAGGTTAACGGCCGCACCAGCACGTTCCACCGAGGAGACCGGACACCCACGAAGGGGTTCGAAATCATCGACGCGAACGGACCGAACGTCATCGTAGTCTGCGCCTCCAGTCACGTGAAGGGCAGAGTCATCCGCGCACTGCGCGCCCTGGCGAAGGACGGCGCATGAAGCGCAGCAAAGAGCAGCTGCTCCACCCTGCCAGACTGGCTGAGCTGCGGCGCAAGCTCGAGGATCCTGATTATCTGGCGGACGCGATCGACGCTGCAGCTGAGAAGATCGCGCAAGAGATCCTGCCACGGGTGAAGAAGTGACCTGCGGGAATCCGAAATGCGGCATCACCTGGGAGCTCCAGCGTGCGCACGTAATCAAGACCGAGCGCACGCCGGAGGGATGCCGCGAGATCGTGCAGTGCCCCGCGTGCGGGCGCATGCAGAGTGTGACCCGTCCCGACATAGACGAGTGTAATGGAGACTGAAATGGGAAGACCTCTGAAGGACAGCATCCTCTTCTTTTCGCACGACGTGAACGCTCCCAGAAACTGGAAATTCTCGGCGTTGCATGCGCACTACGGAGGGGAAAAGGGCTGGGCCATGGAGGCAAAGTTCTGGGCGCTGAACTGCATGATCGGAGAAGCTGCGGCTTGCCGGCTGGATCTCACGAAAGCCGGCATCGAGGCCGACGTCGCCAAAAAACTGGACCTTTCGATTCAGGATCTCCGGGAGTTTGTTGCCTTCCTCTCTAACCGCGAAATCTGTGACCTCCTCAACAACGACAACGGGATCATCTGGACTGATCGATGCCAGGAAGAACTCGACTCGGTGCGCAAGGCTAGGGAACATGATCGCAGCAGGAAATCCAGTGGTGGGCCTATTCCAGATGGAATCCAGCCGGATAAGCAGCCTGGAACCGAGTTTTCCGGTGGTGACTCCACAGATGCAGACCGGAAAACCCCTTTTTCCGGTGGGAATCCATCTGGAAAAGGCAGTATTCCGGCTGGAATCCAACTGGAAAACCATATTATCCAACCGGATTCCGGCCGGAAAAAGGGGTTTTCCGGGCAACTAGGAAGAGGAGGTAGAGAAGGTAGAGGAGGCGGGCCGGAACCGGAAAACTCTGGCGCACAAAAAAGCCAACCGATCCCGGTACCGGCCGGAGAGCCTCCCGCCGCCGCTCCTTTCTCTGACCGCCTTAAAACCGAACTCGCCGCCGCCGGACTCCACCTCACTTTGACTGACTTCGAAGCCTGCGCCTCGAAGATGATCGCCAGCTCTGCCGACGAAGCATTTGTCGCCTACGCGATTGGGAAGGCGCGCAAGGGGAAGCAGCCGTCGACCTGGTTCGTGAAGGGGATCCTTGAATGGAACTGGATCGCGAAGTGGCGGGAGAACGGCGCGCCTTCAAAGCCCGCGACCGACAACGGCTACCACACGCCGACGACCGAGGAGATGCGCGCGGAACGGGACGCTGCCACACCGGAGGAAGTCGCAGCTGCGGCGCTGAAGGCTGCAAAGTTCAAGCACGAGCACGGCATGAAGCTGGATGACGACGAGCGAAAGCTGCTCGGCTTGCCGGCGCCGGCTGAATCGCCCGCGGCTGCCGCTGAAGAGTTCGTGGACGATTTCCCGGAGGTTCCGTCGTGAGTCAGCAGCCCACGCTCTTCCCCGCCGCCGAGCTCGTGTCCGACGAGACGCGCCGGCGCTGGAAGCATCACGTCGCGTTCCTCTGGGAACACGGCCGCTACCTGAACGAGTGGGAAGCCGGCTTCCTCGACAGCATCAAGACGCTGGTAGATGCCGACATAGACCTCTCGCTCAAGCAGTCGTCGCGGCTGAGCAAGATCTTCCACCGCGAGCAGGAGCGCATCGGATGAGCGGCGAAAAACGCTACCCCCATGTCGTGGCTCGCCAGGTCGCCGAGGAAATCGTCTATGCTCTGCAGCCGTGTTGTGAGCGCATCGAGATCGCGGGTTCGCTCCGGCGCAAGAAGGCGGACGTCGGGGACATCGAGATCGTCTACATCCCGCGGATCGACATGGATACCACCTTCGGCCTGATGTTCGCCGAGGATGTCAATCTCGCCGACAGGCGCATCCTGGAAATGGAGACCATTGGCATTCTCTCCCGCCGCCTCAATTCGAAAGGCGCGGAAACCTTCGGCCCGCTCAATAAGCTCATGCGCCACGTTGCCAGCGGGATCCCCGTGGACCTGTTCGCGGCCACTCCTGAGAACTGGTTCAACTATCTCGTCTGCCGCACCGGGCCAGCAGAGCTGAACGCACGGATCGCCGGCGAGGCGAAGCGCATCGGCTGGAAGTGGCATCCATACGGCTCGGGATTCACGGCGCTGGACAATGGCCAGGAATCGCTCGTCGAGTGCGAGCGAGATGTGTTCGATTTCGTCGGCCTGCCGTATTTCGCTCCGGAGCAGCGCGGATGAATTGCAAGCAAATGGCCGCCGTTGGCGTGCCCGAAAGGTCCAGGAAAAGGAGCGACGCGGATGAAGGTGTAGCGAATCACCGCCCTACAGATCGCCGCGCGCCGGTGTCATACCAACCGCCGGCGCGCACCAGGGGAACGGCGTGAGGCGCTCATTCCCCGTTCACTGGAAGCCGCGGGATCTGGTCGCCCAGGACGAGGCGCAAATCGAGCGCGACATCCTGCGCTACCTCAAGCTGCGGGGAATCTTCGCCTGGCCGACGCACGGGCCCAGGAACAAGCCGGTCGTCCCGGGTATGCCGGACATAATCGGGGCGCGCCACGACGGCAGGATGATCGCCATCGAGGTGAAAGGCGCCGACGGGATCGTGAGCCAGGTGCAGGAGGACTTCATGCGCGAGCTCCACCGGCGCCTGGTCGTGGTGATCGTGGCGCGGTCCGTCGATGACGTGATCGCCGCGGGGGTGTGAAGATGGGGCGACAGAACAAGAACATCTCTATTGCCAAGGCCTTTAATACGATCTGGACCAAAATGAGTCCGAAGAAACGACGCGCTATCATCGATAAAGTGCTGCGATTTTCCAAAGTCTTTGAGGATGATCCGAAGAGGATGAAAGTGCTTATGGATTGGGCAGGAATCAAATCGCTACGTCGTAAGCCGCCGGGGCGAAAGGACCATTGAGTTTGCACACGCCTGCAAAAAGGAGAAAGACATGAATATGAGGCCGCACAATTCTAATACCAGAAATAATATTGTCAATCAAGTTAAACGATCAAGGCCTCGCAAATGCGAGGTATGCGGTTGGAATCCTTCCGAAAAGATATTCAAGAAAAACCCTATTTGCGCACATCACATTGTTCCAGTTCATGCGGGTGGGAGTCTTGAAGAGGATAACATAATTCTTCTTTGTCCAAATCATCATGCAATGGCGCACGCACTTTTCCAATACATAAGGAAATTGAAACTTTGGATAGGACCAAAAACGAAAAGCGAAACGATCAAGGCCTTAAAGAATTCGGAAAACCATGGCCATTTCAATGCGCGCGACGTCCTGGAGAAGTTTCCGCACATCGGGGCGAGCGCGTGATGCTCTTGCAATCTGGGACGGCTCACCGTCTTAATCCGACACCGGGAGGGGATATTGGCAGGTCCTGGTAAGCCCGGGAGAAAAAAGGGCGGCCACAACTCAAAGCCGAGGCGAGACAAGGGACGGTCCGTGTTCAGGAAGCCCAAGCTCGGCCACGGCCCGAAGAAGCCGTCACCGAAAAGTCTTGCGAACCTTCGACCGCCGTGGAAACCCGGGCAGAGCGGCAATCCTTTGAACAAAAATCTCGGACATAACGGCGTCGTTGAGGTTCACAAGACGTTCAGCGAGGTCCTGGCGCTGACGATCGAATCTCGAAAAAAGGGAATAGAGCCGACACCGGTGATAATCGCGGCGTTCTCTCAATTCTGGAACTTATTCATGAAGGGCAACGTGGCCGCGGGGCGAGCGATAATGGAATGGGGTGTGGGAGCACCCGCGCAGACGGTGAAGATCATGCCGGCAGTGGACCTCAATATTGGGCTGGCGCCGGAGGTCGAGCAGCCGGACCTGCTCGGGGCTGACAACGTGACGATCAACCGCGGTGATTCAGAGAAGATCATCGCAGACTTCCATGGCGGGAGCGGAGACTGAGATGGCAGCTGAAGTAGCAACACGCCCACAGCCTAACCTGACGCTCATCCGCCATCAGGCGCAGATGATCAACGCGCCGTGGAACAAGCAGCTGACAGGGATTGACTACTTCCTGCTTGTCGCGGGCTATAGTTCGGGGAAAACCTACCTCGACTGCGGTTGCGCGATCAACCTGGTCCGCCGCTACCACGCGGAAGAGGTTGTCATCGGTATTGGTGGCCCGACCCGCATCTTCCTGGAAAAGACCCTGCTGAATGATCTATTCCTGCTCTTCAACAGCTTCGGGATTCCGTACGACTGGAATATTCGCACCGGCATCATCACGGTCGACAAGATGAAGTTCATGTGCATCGCAACCGACGAGCCGGACCTGATCTACGGCTACAACTACCATGCCTTCATCTGGGACGAACCCGATGAGTTGCCATTCGAGAAGTGTATCGATTCTTTCAAGGCGATCCACGAGCGCACGCGTCGGGTTTTCCCTGATGGGAGACAACCATTCTTCTTTTTCTCCTCAACGGCCCAGGGATATAAGGGCCTCTTTCAGATCGTGACCGACCTGAAGGAAAAGAGAGAGCCCCATATGATCATTCGCGGAGAGTCGATCACTGCCGTGCGCGCCGGCATTCTTTCGCGCGTGGTCTTCGAGCGCTGGAATCGTCTGTACACGCCCAATGAACGGCTCGCATTCCTCGAAGGAAGATTCGTCAACCTCACGACCGGGCGCGTCTACTACGGCTATGACGAGAGCAAGAACCGGTTCAAGGAGCGGCCGTTCGAGCCGCAACCGTCGGATCTTGTGCGCGTCGGCCAGGACCTCAACGCTGGGTACTCGCGCGGGAGTGCGATCATCAAGCGCTCCTGGCCCGGGTCGGATGGAGAACTGAGGCCGACGCTGTTCGTCGTGAAGACGTGGAGCTTCGGTCAGATCGGCCACGGGCCGAAACTCATGCGCAACGACTTCCCCGCGAGCGAGATCGAATGGTACCCAGACGCCACGGGCAACGAGATCCTCGCCGGCTACAAGCAAGAGATCGCCGAGGCGCGCATCCAGCTCCGCACGAGCAAAGTCAACCCGCACGTCGTCGACCGGATTTTCGTCATCAACAAGCTCTTCGAGATGGGGCTGCTGCACCTCTTTCCCGAGCTCAGCGAGCTCGCGATGGCGCTGAAGGTGCGGCAATACAACGAGGCGGGCGAGCCTGTGAAGCGCCAGGGCGAGAACGACCCGAGCCACTATTGCGACGGCCTCGAGTACGTCATCTGGAAGATCGTCGCGTGGGATCCGGACTTCGCCGATATCTACCAGACGACGCTCATGGGGCGCGCTGCGCAAAAGAAGAAGCCGACTCTCAAGGCGGTGCAGGTGTTCAGCCTGCCCGGGTCGCGGGCGATATTCAACTTGCCAAATCCCGGAGAAGGAGAGATCCGATGACCTGGTGGAAGAAGTTCCTCGCATCGACTCTGCGCATTTCACTGAGCGTCGAGACGGCCACGCCGCCATCGTCGGCGCAGAAGATCATGGACGACTGGAACGCACTCCAGTATGGGCTGCGCTGCCACATGGCGGTAGGCGGCCACAAGTACTGCCCGCCGGGGCTCACGCGGGCCCAGGTGGAGCTCCACGCGACGGGCACGGTGAACTTCCTCGCGAATATGCTGGTGAAGCTCCGTGCTGCAGAGGACGTCATTACGCACCACGGGCTCACCGCAGAATACATCGCGCAGGAGAACCGCGCGCAGGCGGACGTGGAGAAGGTGCTCGGGCCGGCGGCGCCCGTTCAGGATCAGGCGGCGGTGCTCGCGGCGGTGCGGGCGATGCAGAAGGCGGGAGGGAAGAATGGGAAGATTCGGCGGTTTCCAGGAGCTGGCGGAGAAGGGGACGGGGTGGGTGAAGGACGTCTTCACGGTGATCGCAGGGAGGGCGGGCAATAGGCAGTACGTCGCCGACTCGGACAAGGACCCGATCGACCACAAGGCCGACGACCTCGTTCAGATCCGGGACCAGCTCTGGGAGCACGTCCAGTACAACCACATCCGCGACGGCATCGACTGGATCACGCCGAAGGAGCTCCACCGGGGCATGATGCTCGACCCGGCGAAGCTCGTCCGCGACAGCGTCGCGAATGCCGCGCATCTCATCACGACGTTCCGCAAGATCGTGAAGGACTCTTTCGTCAAAGATTCGATCTTCAACCCAATCACCGGCATGGGCACGTCGGTCGACCCCGGGCAGTACAACTACATGAACTCGCCCGTCATCATGGACCCGAACCAGGCGAGCGCGTTCTACTCCAGCGGCGGCATCCCTCAGGTCATCATCGACAAGAAGGCGAAGGGCGTCCTCTTGAACGGGTACACCTACGAGGGGAGCGGCTGGACGCCTGACGAGATCAAGGCGCTCAAGGAGGGCGGAGAGCTCCTGAACGTGGGCGAGGCGTACACGAATGTGCTGCGCGACGGCCTCGTCTTCGGAGGCGCGTTCGCGTACCCCGCGCTCAAGCTCGACAACGCCTATACGACGGGCATGGACCTCCCAGAAATGCTCGCGTACCGGGACGACCAGGGGCGGCGCCTCATCGACAAGGACTGCATCGACCACTTCGCGAACGCCGACCGCTGGAACTGTGTCCTCGTGCCGAACTACGACGTCACCGCACGCGACTACCTTTACCCGCGGTCGATCTACGTGCCGATCGGCGGGGTGCGCGTCGCGACGGCGCGCGGCGCGGTGGTTCGCCCGAAGATGCTCCCGTACTGGGACGCGATCCGGCAGATCGGCTGGACGACGCCAGACTTCGAGGGCTGGATCAAACCGCTGAAGGCCTACGAGATCATCATCGCCTCGATACCGATCATGGCGCAGCAGATGAGCCTGCTGATGCATTCGATCCCGATGGACTCGATCGTCGCGCAGGACGGCATCAACCAGGCGCAACAGTTCATGTCGAACACGCAGGCGGCGCTCGACTCCTGGAGCATGGCGCAGCCGCGGGCGATGAGCATGTTCGGCGAGCTCAAGGTCATCGAGCGGCACTACGAGGGGTTCAACGACCTCGTGATCGTCTCGCGTCAGCACGTCGCGGGGTCGTGCAGCATCCCCGAGAGCGTGATCTTCCACACGCAGCCGACGGGATTCAGCGACAACAAGGAGGACGTGCTCCTGAAGCAGAGCGAGGCGGTGAAACTCGTCTCGATACAGGTAAAGCCGCAGCTTGCGCCGATGGTGCGGATGCTCGCCCTCTCGGTGTTCGGCCCGGACTACGTCGACGCTGCGGGCGTTCCCATCCTGAAGAAGCTGCATACGCTCAATGTCCTGTTCGAGGTCCCGATCATGCAGACGCCGAAGGAGCTGGCCGACAGCGGGACGAAGTTCATGACGTGCCTCCAGACGGCGGTCCAGGCGGGCGTGCCCCTGGGCGCCGCGGTGCCGCTGACGAAGCTCTTCTTCCCGAACGTGGAGATCCCGGCCGACGTCATGACGCAGATCAATTCGGTCGCGGCCGTGTACTCGCCCGAGGCGCTCCAGACGCCCGGCGGCGGTATGCGCGAGCTCATGCGGATGTACCCCGAGGCGGCGTTGCGCATCCAGCAGATCATGCTCCAGGAGGCCGCGTGACGAAGTGGCATGGCTGGCGCTACTGGCGGATCGTGATGTGGTGGGTCTCCGTGAACTATCGCGCCCAGCGCCAGATGGAGCTCGAGGCGAAGCGTTTCAACTTCGGGGAGTGGCTACGCAAGACGAGCCCTATCTTCTCGGAGCCCCCGACGATCGCGTACTTCTCGCCGAGGGCATACCGGCACCTGCAGCGGCAAGGCAAACTCAACTTCAAGTACACCGTCAGGAGGATCGGATGATATTGAGAACGGTCAAGGTGGGAGACGTCTCCGAGATGGTCTATGTCTCGAGCGGGACGAACCGCCGGAAGGCCGCGGCCCTGCGCCGCGTGAAGGCGAAGAAGCGCCTCATGGACGCGCTCGGCAGGATCCGTAAGCAGGCGCAGCCACGGCACACGATCCTGGACCCGATCGATTACAGCGGAAGCTGGCCCGATGGAGGCCAGATCAATCCAGCAGTGGAGAGGCTGCTGAGGAGGGGTAGGTGAAGAAGGTCATCATCGGGACACCGATTCATGGCGGGGAATTCCTGGATTTCCGGTACGTCGACTGCCTCATCCGTTCGATCAAGGAGCTCCACGACATCGAGCTCATTCCCGTGTTCCTGACCGGGGACTTGGCCAACGCGCGCAATCGCCTGGTGAAGTTATGCATCGAAGACATCAAAGATGTGACGGACCTGGTGTTCATTGACAGCGACATGGCGTGGGCTCCTGGTCATCTCGCGAGGTTGCTCGCCTACGACCTTCAGAACGCAGGAGGTCCTCCAGAAAAGAACGGCGCAGGCGCCGTGGTGGGCGGCCTTTACCGAAAGCGCGTGGAGCAGACGGTAGGGGTCTATGGCCAGCGAAATGGTGAGAAGCCGAACGAGACCGGACTGCTGAAGGTGGACTGGTGCGGAACTGGATTTCTGCGCGCATCGAAGGAAGCGCTGACGATGCTCTGGGCCCGGGCGCATCCATACACAGATGAGGGCACGCATCTGCGCGGGGTCTTCGCATACAAGTTCGACGGCCAGATGATCTCCGAGGATGTCTTCTTCTGCCAGGCGTGGCGCGCTCTCGGCGGGAAGATCTTCGTGGACACGGCCATCAAGCTCGGCCACATCGGACCGAAGGTCTACACGATTCAGTAGGGAGGGGTAGGAGAATGGGTGGACCGATGGCAATGGATTTCGGCGAAATGCTGACGATCGGCCTGGTCCTGATCACGATGGCGATCGCGGTATTCATCGCCGGCTTTCTCCTCGGGAGAAGGCCACCGCGCGGAAGGAAGAAGGACCGCAAAGAAGAGACGCCGTGATCTTGCTGGCAGTACTGGCCCTCGCCTGTCTGGGCTTGATCGCCGCGATGGTCTTCTGGATCGAAAGCGATTGGACGACGGCACACAGGAAGTGACAACGATCTCGATAGTTCGCGAAGCAGTGAAGCTCATGGACGCCGCGGAGAAGGAACGGAAGGCCTCCACGTTCAAATACTACGTGCGCATCCCTCTGCCGCTCGAAAATAAACTGGCCAGATCGATCGAGATCGCGCACGAGGAGCTTTTCGAAGGCCTAGTGAAAGCTGCGGTGGAGATCGGAAAGAAGTACGGCTACCGCTACGCGGGGGAGGGCACGATCGTCCAGGACCGGGCGTCCGAGGACTTGGTCCGCGAGCTCGCGGAGCTCGTCGGAGCTCGAGGTCCGGACGCCAAAGCGCTACGGGTCCGCCTCAATACTCAACTGGTAGCCGCGCAGCGCGCGTGGCTGGCACGTCTTCTCGAGAGCGGCGCTCCCCGGATCCGGGGGATCCTCCTGCAGCTGTCGCTCGACAAGGACGCGGTGTTCGCGGACAAGCTCGACGGCCTGCGGCGCCTGTATCTCGACGGAGCGGTGGAGCGCGTGCTCGGGGAGCAGGACGACCTCAAGGCGAGCTTCCTGCTGCGCCTCATCGACTGGGCGGAGGGGCGCGCGGAGAAGCTGGAGGTCAAGGACCTGGTCGACGAGATGAAGGAGACGAGCGCGCGGCGCGCCCGGTTCTTCGCCCGCGACCAGTTCTCCAGATTCGAGAGGTCGATGACGTTGGCGAGCTTCGAGGCGGCCGAAGCGCCCTACGTCGAGGTGTTTAACTCGAACGACATCAAGGTGCGGCCGTCACACCGCAATGCACCCGAGGGATGGGGGAGGATGATCTACACGCGCGCGGGACTGGAAGCGGACCCGCGGTGGAAAGACTACAACTGCCGGTGCGGGTTCGTGCCGAGGTACGAGCTCACCGCCGAGCAAAAAACACGCCTGGTGGCGTGAAGGGGGAGTTATGAACTGCACAGTGTTTGTCGGGACTGATTGGGCAATGGGCTTCGAGGCGCTCCAGGCGAGCGTGAACACTTTTCTTGCGACCGGCAAGTCGGGCGGCGCGCCAACGGTGAGTTCGCAGGGCAGCTGCTCGGGACAGAATCCCCAATCAGGCGAGCCGTTCCTCGTCGTCACGATATTCTGGAGCTGAGGCCGGCGGTGATCGACCTGATGAGGGATCCGGCCGTGCGGGGGCCGGAGATCCGCTCGGGGCTGATGGAGATGATTGCCTCCCTGCCAGGCGGTGTTATGTACGAGATCGGGAGCTACGCCGGAGAAAGCGCCGAGATGTTCGCCGCCCACTTCGACGAGGTTCACTGCGTCGATCCGTGGGAAGGCTCCACGCATCATGTCCCCGGAGACGACGAGGTGGAAGCGGAGTTCGACCGCAGGGCCTCGCCGCTCTTGAACATCATCAAGCACAAGGGCCGCTCGGTGTTCGTCGCCCAGTCGGTGCCGGACCGATCTCTGGACTTCGTCTACATCGATGCGGATCACACGATGTCCGCCGTCATGAGCGATCTCGCCGCCTGGTGGCCGAAGGTGCGGGTGGGGGGAGAGATCGGAGGGCATGACTTCCTCCCCGACGACTTCGAGTGGACGGGGGTCGCGCGGGCCGTGCGGATGTTCTTCCCGCGGGGTCAGATCATCTTGTACCCCGACACGTCCTGGAAGATCGGCTGGAAGAAAAAAGAGCGCTACGCGTGACGGCGGTGAAGGTCAAGGGAGGGACGCTGGAGACGCGCTGCGCGTGGCTCGACGACACGATGCGCTACATCGTGCTGAACGCGAATATCCGGCTCATAGAGGTCCGGTCCGAGGATGACGTGGTGACGGTCTTTCTGGAGTTTCCAGAAGTTCGTTTGTCCGAGAACTGAAAAGGAGAGAAGAGTCATGTCAGAAGAGAAGACGGAGGTCCCGCCCGGCAGTGACGGGTCGCCCGAGGAGAAGGCTCCCGAAAGTTGGGAGGAGCAGTTCAAGAAGATGACCGAAGGCGCGAAGGAAGGGCCGCCGGTCCTCATGGCGCCCGACCAGCAGGTGCGCCGCGAGAAGTGTGACTCCGAGGTCACGAGGGTCTGCCTGAAGTTCAACTGCGTCCCAGTCGTCGTCGAGACGACCACATCAATCCGCGTGAACGGCCAGCCGATGGTCCCGATGATCAACACGCGGATTGACTGGATGCCGAAGGAGATGATGGAGAATCCCCCGATGCCGGAGCCGCCGAGCAGATCGGGGCTCATCATCCCGCCTCCGGGCGCGAGGGTTCGCGGGTGAGGCTCGTCGACGGTACGAAGGAGATCGACATCGAGAAGATCCAGGTCGCGGAGGTCAAACCCGGCGACGTGGTGATCCTGAAGCTCGCGGCCGAACCGCCGTCGGTGAGGGACAAGCAGCTCGAGCAGGTGAGCGGCATGCTCCAGCAGATGTTCCCCCACAACCGGGTGATCATCCTGACGGCGGGAGCGGAGCTCAGCGTCGCGCGGCCGGCAGACGGGGGAGGATATGTTTTGTGAGGAAAGTGCTGTTCACGCTGAATATCGACAACTACGAGCCAGACCTCTGCAAGGTCAGCTACCCGTTCTTGCGGTACTACGCCTGGAAGATCGGCGCGGAGTTCTGCGAAATCACCGAGCGCAAGTACCCCGACTGGCCGGTCGTCTACGAGAAGCTCCAGATCTACGAGCTCGGCCGGGGCTACGACTGGGTCGAGTACCTGGACGCCGACGCCCTGGTGCACCCCGACACGCCCGACTGGACGGCGTTCATCCCGCCGTACCATATCTGCCATTACGGGTTTGACCTCGCGCCGATCCGCTGGTCGATGGACGAATACTTCCTCCGCGACGGCCGAATGATCGGATCGCCGAACTGGTTCGCGATCGCGCCCGGCTCGTGCCTCGACCTCTGGCACCCGCTGGACATCACGCTCGAGGAGGCGGTGAAGCGCATCCACCCGATCGCCAACGAGTTTAACCTCAAGATGAGGCCCGACCACCTGATCGACGACTACACGCTATCGCGCAACATCGCCCGCTACGGCCTGAAAGCAGTCGGGGTCATGGGGATGATGCAGAAGTACAACCTGGAGATGATCGGCAGCAAGTACTATTTCCACCAGTACGACCACGAGACCTCGCGCGGAAAGTGGGAGGCAATGTTCAAGACGGTGATGGGCTCGCGGGAGTTCCGCAAGCACGTCCCGCTGGAGGGCATGACCGACGCGGAGCGCGCGGAGGAGGAGAAATACTACCCGGGGTGGAACGTCCCGAAGAGCATGCTGCAGCTCGCGTGGTTGCCATCATGAGCGCAGAGACGAGGCGCTACGACCTGATGCGGGATCCCGAGAGGCTCGGCCCCGCGATCCTCAAGGGCCTGGAGGCGATGGTCGCGTGGCTGGACGTGCGGCCAGGGTGGCGGATGTACGAGATCGGGAGTTATGCGGGGGAGAGCGCGGAAGTGTTCGCGCGGAGCTTCTCGGAAGTCCACTGCGTCGACCCGTGGAGCGACCTCACGATGTTCGGAGTGCACGACGCCGCCTGGGTGGAGAAGGATTTCGACCAGAGGACGCGGCCGCTGAAGAACGTCACGAAGCACAAGTGCACCTCCCGGGAGGCGGCGAAAGAAGTCCCCGATCTATCACTCGACTTCGTCTACGTTGACGCCATGCACGACATGATCTCCGTCATGCGGGACCTCTCCCTGTGGTGGCCGAAGGTTCGGCCGGGCCGCTGCATCGGGGGCCACGATCACATGCCGAACTACTTCGCGTGGACGGACGTCGCGGAGGCGGTCGACCAGTTCTTCCACGGGAGACTTCCGCAGGTGTTCCCCGATTCGTCCTGGGTGATGGTGAAGCCGGAGGAAGCGTGAAGTTTTACAAGCAGCCGCGGTATTGCTGGAACAGTGCACAGTGGATATTCGACTCCCAGCTATTCGACCTGGCTATCGTTGTGGCGCTTGCATCAGCTGAGTGGGTGAGGGCCGCAATCCTCTCGAGGATCACGGTGAAGTCCACATGCCCGCCGACGCAGCGGTCGGTTCGGGGAGGGAGGCGCAAATGAGCAATCTGGCGGCCGACGCCGTCGGCTCTTCAATCGCGCAATTGGCAGTCAGGATTGCCGTCGCTCAGAAGGCGGTAACCCTCGCTCCCGATGCGATCATGAGGGATACTGCCGAGGAGCTTGCGGACGAGTCGAGGAGCGGTCTCGCCGGCAAGCTCGATCCCGTCATCGCAGCGATCGCATGGCAGATCACGCGCGAGTCCGAACAGGCGAACGCGCAGGTCGTGCGCCAGGCGATCGCAGACATCGACCAGGTGCTGGAGAAACGCTGGCAATTCAATATTACCTTCGGCGGCGAGGTCGTGAAAGTCTTCACCGTCAATGGCGACGTCGTCCGCAAACAGGTGAAGGACGGCGGCCTGGGCTGCCCCGACTTCACGATGGGGATGAACGGCTGGGCTGCGAGAGAACCGATGTACCGCGCTACCGGCTGGTGCCTCGAGGACGAAGTCTGTTTGCATAACCTCCTCTCGGCGGCGACCTTCCTCGTGGTCTGCGTCCACGAGGTCACGGAACGGTGGGCGATGAAGTGGCTCAAGATGAGCTACGACGACGGGCACGATTACGTCGCCAACCCCTGCGAGAACCGCGCCCGCGACTGGCTCCACGCCCACGGGTTCGCGGAGGCGGTGTGAGGCAACCGCGCGGTAATGACGGACGGTGGAAGGGGAAGCGGACGATCTATGTCCCCGTCAGAATGAACGATGAGGACATGAAGCGCATCGACGATCTTATCAGTGCCGGCATCGGAGAGACCCCTTCAGAGGTTATCCGGTACGCAATTCACAACTGCGCGAACGACGCCAGCCTCAATGGCGGCTGATTTTGTAACACACGATTTATTGCACAAACTGAGTTGACCACCGTTATACATCAGGCCATATGGCTGATGGTCTGCTGAAACATGCCATTCTCGCCAGGTCCGGGATCTACCCGTACACCCTCAAGCAGCTCAAGGACTCGGGCCTCGCCGATCCGCCCGCCGACTTCCCGAAGCTCGACCTCTACAACGTCCTGCGCCCCGCCCCCGTCCTCGCCGCGGCCGTAGCCGCGGGCAAGTTCGACCGGACGCCGCTCACCGTCAAGCACCCCCCGGAGCTCGTCACCCGCGACAGCTTCCGCGACTACGCCGTCGGCTGGACCGGCGACCACGCGACGATGGACTGGCTGGAGGACGAGGGAGAGGTTGGCGTCGCCGCGGAGGTCAATCTCAAGGATATCCTCGCGATCGACGAATACAACCGGGGCGTGAAGGAAATCAGCCCCGGGTACGGAGCGATGTTCGCGTGGAAGCTCGGCCAGTATCGCGGCCAGCCCTACCACGCCGTGATGCAGAGCATCAGCGACGTGAACCACGTGTCGATGGTCCCGCGAGGTCGAGGCGGCCCGTCGGCGGCGATCCTCGACCACGGAGAGGTCAACGTGAAGAAGCATATGGTGAGCGGGCTCCTGCGCCAGGCACGCATCCGCATCTTCGCCGTGGCGAAAGGGCTCGTGAAAGACTCGATGGGGCCAATGGCCCCCGACGTCAACAAGGCATACGAGAACGGGTTCGATCAGGGCCTCTACAACCTCATCGACACGCGGGCGACCCTCACCGATGAGGAGGTCGCGAAGAAGATCGACGAGCTCGTGAAGCTCATCGACGACCTCCCCTCCGGCGACGAGCGATCGCTGATCGAGAAGTACATGAGCGACATGAAGCTCATGAAGGACCTCAAGAACGACGAGCTCTTCCAGATGAAAAACATCATCTGCTCGCTTATCGAGAAGATCGACAAGAAGGTCACCTCCGACGCCGAGACGGAGCACGAGACGGGCGCCGCCATGATACCCTGCCACTTCTGCGATGGAACGGGCAACTACCGGGGGTCGTCCTGCGAGGCATGCAACGGGAGCGGGAAGCTCCTCGACAAGGTGCTGTCGAAAGACGCGGGGGCCAAGATGAAAGACTGCGGCACATGCGACGGCACGGGGAAAGTGAAAGACGACGACTGCCCGACCTGCAAGGGGTCGGGGAAGGTCACCGCGGACAGCGACGGTACCAAGGGCGCGGCGCCCGACATTGGTCAAAAGGGCGTCACGACCGATGAGCCCGGGCCGGCGAACGCTCCCGCGGCTCCTGCAGCGGCACCTGCCGGCACCGCGCCCGCAACTCCCGCAGCTCCTGCTGGCGCAGCCCCCGCCGCTCCGGCGGCACCGGCTGCACCGGCGGCGGCTCCCGCGTTCGCGATGCCTCAGCCGGGGTCCCCGCCCCAGGTGTGGGCCGACGGGCTGTTCGCGTTCCTCGATGCGATGAAGGCGGACATCCAGAAGCAGGCGACGGCAGCAAAGCCCGCAGCCTCCCCGACTGCGGCGCCCGCCATGGCTGCAACGCCTACGCCCGCAAGCCCGACCGGCGCTCCGGCCGCGGTCCCGAAGGGGGACACCGCTACGCCGGCCGTCAATCCGGCCGCGCAGGGGACTCCTGCGGGCGCAGCGGAAGCTGCGAGCGCTGGGGCGAAGGGGGCAGGGGAGCCCCCGAAAACGGTAAGCACATCAGACGCCAGGGCAACGCAGGACGCGATGCCTTCGGCGACGGCACACGTAGACACGGGCGCTAGCCCGGACAAGCCAATAGGGCTCCGCGCAGCGTTCGCGGAAGTAAATAGGAGGGGCTGAAAATGCAGTCCAACATGACTCTGGCGGTCGAGTTCAAGGGCGCGATCCTCATCAACGGACGGAAGGCCGCGTTCGAGGGCAGCGTGTGGCACGGCTTCACACGAGGTGGATTCATCAGCCCGAGCAACACGCAGGGCAACGCGATCTTCGGGGCGATGATGAGCATCAACAAGGCGGCCGCCACATCCGTCCCGAGCGAACTGTTCGCGGGGCTCCCCGATACCACGAACGACGTGTACGTCGGGCCCCTGCTCTTCGAGCCCTCCGTCTCTCAGCAGGAACCGGCGAAGGCCACCTGGCTGTTCAACGGGATTCCGGCGACCGTCGTCGTCGAAGGGGGCCTGCTGTACGCGTCGTACGCGAAGACGGTGGCGAACGCGATCGACCCCGTGCCCGGGTGCCGCGTGGTCGCCAACAACCAGACGGGGCTCATCCAGTTCCTCCCCGCGGCGAACAGCGTTCCCGCCGGGTGGACGCAGCTCAACGCGACGGTCGTCGGGAAAGACCCCGACACCGGCGATACGATCATCGACTTCTTCACCATCGCGTCGTAATAGGGAGGGGGAAAACCGTGCAAATCAAGTGCTCCGAACCGCTGCGCCCGATCAAGTACATGTTCGAGAACTTCGTCGAGAAGAACTCGGGCCTGCGCCAGGCGCTCGCGAACTGCAAGATCGAGATGGGGCCCTCCAACGACCCCGAGTACATGACGCCGCCGCACGCGGAGGACACTCCCCTCTACGTCGGCGACTCGCGGCAGAGGGATCCGGGGAAGTGGATCAACGGGCTCTACGTCCCGAAGAACCCGCACATCGGGCAGGTCATCGTGAAGGACGAGCTCGAAGCCCTCGCGAAGAAGGACCCGAAGGCGGTCACGTGGCGGCCGGTGCTCAACCGCTCCACGGGGAAGTACGATATCGTGGGCGTGAAGTCCGCTGACGTCGTGCGCGGGTACGTGCGCGACCAGGCCGTCCTGGACGCCGCCCCCGACATGCTGACGCCGCAATACCTCTCGCCGTGGAACATCAACTGGTTCCCGCAGATCTACCGCGCCCCCCTGCTCTGGAGCAAGGTCGAGGAGGCGGTGGAGATCGAGACAGGGACCAACCCGTGGGGCACCGTCATGAACCTCATGATGATGGACTACGCGGGATGGGGCTCGTTCGAAATGTCGGGCGCGCCGTCCAACACGCTCGTGAAAAACATCGACGTCCAGAGCGGCCTGATGACCGCCATCGTCATGAACTTGACGGCGAGCTACTCCCTCGGACTGGAAGAGCTGAAGCGCTCCGAGGTATCGAGCTCCCCGTTCGGGAGCCAGGGCATCGCGATCAAGCAGCAGTACGCGGCCTATGCGCTGCAGCTGCTCACCGACTACCTCATGATCTACGGCGGCGCGACGGACACCTACCTCCAGGGCCTGCTGGGCGTCAATGCGGTCACCGCGTACGGCGGGACGAGCATGAACGGCCTCGCGGTCGCCGCAGGAGCGAGCGTCGGTTCGCTCATGTACACGGGGCTCATCGGGATCCTCGAGCCGTTCCTCACCCAGGGCTTCAACAAGTGGGAAGAGGTCATCGTGCTCATGAGCCCGAAGGCGTACAACCTGATCAACGCGTGGCCGTACAGCCAGATCTACAACCCGATGACGGCCGCAGCCGCGTGGGCGCAGAACTTCGCGGGCGGGAAGATGAAGGACGGCAAGGACCCGAAGATCACGTTCCTCGCCGATCCGATGCTCGCCGCGACGATCACCACGGGCACCACGGGTATCTTCTCGAACCCCTTCAACCCGCAGACCTATGACTACACGATCCTGCTCGCGCCCCGCGTGAAGGCGGGACCCGACGAGAAGATGCAGGGCCTCGTGCTCGCGGGCATGCCGCTGAAGGAATTCGCCTACCCCGTGATCCCCGCCGGGTACCAGAGCGAGTACAAGTTCCTGCGCCGGTATTCGGGGATCTACGCGCCGGTGCCTGCGGCAGTTGCCGCGTACCACGGATTCGGGCAGCAGTCGACGAGCACCTAACGTTCGATAGCATGGGCGGGGGCGAACGCGCGAGTGTCGCCCCCACTTACCCATAAAGGAGAGCATGGGTATGGCGAACAAGTTCCTCCAGTGCAAGCACCGCTTCGGAATGCGCTTCGCTCAGGTCACGAAGACGGAGGGGGCGCCCGAGTACGACGAGAAGGGCAAGCTCACGAACGCCGTCCTCGACAAACAGGGAAAGCCGGTCATCCTGCCAGAAGTCTTCCTGCCCGAGGCCGAGCGCAACATGATCATCATGGTCGGCCCCGCGGAGATCGAGCGCCTGGAAGCGTCGCCGGCGTTCCGCGACCTCATGGCGAAGGGCGACTACGTGTATCACGACAAGATGCCCGAGTCGGCGAAGAACGACTCCATCCGGCTCGCCGAGAAGACGCAGGATCTCGAAGAGGCACAGCAGGAGATCGAGCGGCTCAAGTCTCTCATCCCCTCCGAGAAAGGCAAGGGGAAGAGGAAGGACACTCCGAAGGAACCCGGCGAGGGATCCGAAGACGAGGATGCGGACACGGAAGAGTAAGCGATGTTCCTGAACAACGTCCTTGGCCAGGGCGGTCTCTCGGGCCTCGCGGCGATCAAGGGGTACTCGGGCGCGGTGCTCGGGACGACTCCTCAGATATGCAACGAGCTCGGCCTGATCGTCTCCGGCGTAACGCAGCTCCCCTCGGCGTTCATGGGCGCGTGGGCGACGGGCGTGAAGGTCGATTACGCGAGCACAAGCGCGCTCGACACCGCGGCGGGCACCGGCCTCCGGACGTTCTGGATGTATGGGCTCGGGCCGCTTGGTGTTCCGCAAGTCAAGAATTACTCGATGCTCGGTCAGACCGTGCAGACGACGGCGGACTTCTGGACGTCGGTGTTCGCGATCTCCGCGACGACGTTCGGGGCAGACCTGAAGGTCGACGGCAACGTTGCCCTGGTCGCGACGGGCACGGGCGCCTTCGTGACGGGCGCTCCCGGCACGGTGACGTCGGGGATCCTCCAGATGCTCGCCGGCCAGTTCTCGGCGTACAGCGGGTTCTTCACCGTCCCCGCCCCCACCTCCGGGGCGCGCGGCGGGAAGATGTTCATGCGCATGCTCTCGCTCGCTGTCGCCGCACAGGCGTGCCGCTTCCAGATCGTTCAGCAGAGCAGGGTCAATGACAACTCGCCGAACTGGGACGGGCAGCCTGCGGTGTGGTTCGACCGCTATCTCCCGGCGGGAGCCCTCCTCCCCTTCATCGATCTCAAGGACCACGGGGATTCCCTCTCGCCAGGGACGGACGTCGTCATGTGGATCACCCCGGCGGTCGCCGCGGCGATCATCAGCGCGTCGCTGGACTTAGGGTAGCAGCGTGAGCAAGTTTCACGACGGCGGGGTCATCGCGGGGTCCACTTCCGTTTCGATCATCGTCCGGCTGGTGGCCACCACCACCGGGGCTCCCGTCACAGGCCTCGCCTTCGGGTCGATCACCGCCTACTACCTGGCGCAGGGCGCCACCCCGCAGTCGATCGCGCTCTCAGCGCTCGGCTCCGTGAATGCCGTCTACAGCTCGGGCGGGTGGTATGAGCTGGACAGCACGCATATGCCGGGGCTCTACCGCCTCGACCTCCCGAACGCGATGTTCGCCTCCGGTCCCGACTTCGTAGAGCTCTCCGTCCTCGGGACGGGAGCGCAGCCCTTCCAGGTGCAGCTCACGATCACAGGCGACGTCCCGCAGTCGGGAGACGCCTATGGGTACATCACGAGCCCCTTTGAGACCGCCGCAGCCTATGTCAGCGGGACGCTGAACCTCCAGGGCGTCATGCGGCTGCTGATCAGCTACCTCGTCGGCCTGTCGAACGGCGGCGCGACGCAACAGCCCGCGATGCGCGACCAGGCCAACGTCAAGAACCGCGTCCTGCTCACGGTCGACCAGAACGGTAACCGCACCACGCTCGCGGTGGACGTGACGTAAATGACCCCCTCGTTCTGGCCGCGGGGCGTCTGGATGCAGAACCAGTGGACGTCCGGCGTGTGGCCGTTCGCCATCCAGACGCCCGCGAGCGTCGGGGCGAACATGAACCACGCCTCGTTCCCGTACGCGCAGTTCTTCCCCGGGTTGTACAACGAGGTGGGCGCCGCACCGATGGTCGATTACGCCTGCGCCCTGATCGAGGTCGAGTGGGCCGGGATTTTCCAGCTCTGGCAGAACGACTCCGCGACGCTCCAGGCTCAGAAGCAGTTCAACCTCGAGGCGTACCTCGTGGCGTGGTGGCTCACCGACATGCTCCCCGAGCAGGCAAGCGGCGTGCAGGGCGACGGTGGCATGCCGCTGACCTCAAAGAGCATCGGCGGGGTGTCCGTCACGCGGAAGGACATGGGCCTGCAGGCGGGGATGAAGCAGCTCGAGAGCAACGCTTTCGGAATCAAGGCCGCGCATCTGTTCATGAGCGCCCCCGAGCGCATGATCATCGCGCAGGCTCAGCCGAACAACGCGCTCGCGCTCCAGGTCCCGCTCGTCTTCCCCGGGTGGCCGCAGACATGAGCGCCTTCGAGATCACCGGAGGTGGCGGGGGGAAGGTCGACGTGCGGGCGATCCGGCGCATGGCGCGGGGGGACGAGATCTTCATCGGGTTCCCGTCGGGGATGGAACTTCCGGGCGGCCAGGACGCTGCGCAGCTCGCTGAGTGGCTGCACGACGGCACGGCGACGATCGTCGCGCGGCCATTCCTGCTGCAGGGGCTCGGGGCGGGCATGGGCGAGATCCGCAAGGCGATGAAACTCTACCTCGCGGAGAAGGCGAAGCGCGAGAATGTCGAATCCCTCCGGCTCCGGGTCGCCACCACGGCGGTCGGTGCGGTGCAGGAGTTCGTCCGCGGGGACTACTACAAGACAATGCTGCCGAACGCGCCTGCGACGATCCGGGCGAAGGGCGGCAAGGACACCCCGCTGATCGACACCGGGGCGCTGATCGACGCCACGACCTATCAGATCGGCCAGGCGCCCGAGACGAGGGTGCCGGAGCTCCAGCAGGACTCGATGGAGGCCGCGGAGTGAGCTACGGCAGCGTGCTCACGGCATTCGCGGGGGACTTCGTCCGGGTGCCCTACTACCAGGCGCTTTCAGGATACGACGCGGGCCCTGGCGCCCCAGGCGGGTACTCGACGGTGACCGGCATCCTCCAGTGCGTCGAGCGGCGCACGAAGAACAGCCAGGGCACCCTCGTCACCATCCGCGAGATGAAGTTCTGGACGCGCAAGATCCTCACGACGGGGTGGTTCATCCGCGACCTCAAGCAGAACATGGTCTACCGGATTGGCAAGGACAACGATTGGCAGCACGAGGGAGGCTTCACCGTTTACGGCCTCATCAAGGTCGAGGGTGATGACGGCAACGTGACGCTCGACCCGACCTCTCCCGGGAGCGTCGGGACCGGAGACTTCGCATGAGCGTCGGCGCAATGATTGTCCTCAACGAAACAACGCTCGCCGGGATGTTTGCGGCGATCCTGAACCTTCCGCAGGCATATGTGGTTCCGAAGCAAGGAAACTGGTGGAACCCGCAGGACAGCGCGGCGCTCCTGATGGCGGTGCTGCCGGGGAGCCAGAGGCCGCAGACCTGGTGCGCGTTCGCCCTCGAGGACGAGACGCCGCTGGACATCGCGCACTACGTACAAGATGGCGCGACGCCACCGAACAACTGGAGCGTGCAGCACAAGATCGCGAACCTCGTCCTCCAGTTCGTCGGGACGAACGCGATGGCGCTCGCCTCCAGCATTGGACAGTGGACGAACAACGCGCTCGCGCAGGCGCAGTTCGCCCTCGTCGACGGCCGGGTCTGCGCGAGCTCCGGGCGGGTGCGGGCGACGGACTTCCTCCAAGAGGGAGAGAACACCGTCAAGTCGTACAACGTGGCGCTGCGCGTCATCTACGCGGGCGAGATCCCAACGGGACAGGACTACCTCACGGGAGCCACGCTCCAGGGCGTGATCGCCGGAACGTAAGGGGAGGGTGCCTAAATGGCCTTTGACTTCTTGAACAGCCTTACTCAGAAGTACATCGCCTTCGTGACGACCGTGCAGGTCACCGTCGTGCCAGGTCTGAACTACGGCAAGGTGGCGATCTTCATCTGCTCGACGGACGCGGCGACCTACTTCACCGCGGGCAATGTGCCGGCGGCCGACACGCTCACCGAGGTCAGCTACTCGAACTACGCGCAGATCACGCAGGGACTTCTCAAGACGTGGCTGCAGGGCTTCTACCAGTCGGGCAGCCAGGCGTACGTGGAGCTCATCGTCGTGACGGGAGTGGCAGGGCTCATCACGCCGCTGAACCTCGCGGCCGACTATGTGACCTTCGACGAGCGCGCGTACTTCAAGACGGCGATCGGCAGCACGGCGGTCAACAATATCGACAACAACGTGCAGCTCGCGCGCCTCTGCATCGCCGACCCGCTCTCGCAGTACTTCTACGGGTCGAACGACACGAACATTCTGACGAACACCGCCGATAACGAGGCCGATCAGTTCATCGGAGCCCAGATCACCGGAGTGACGGGGACCACGACTTCGGGGAGTCCGAACATCACGGCCATCGCCGGCGACAGCGGCGAATGCAACCCCGGGTGGGTCGGCGCGGGCATAGCGGGAGCCGGGATCCCGGCGGGCGCGACGATCATCACCTTCACCTCGTCGACGGCCCTCGTGATGAGCACGAACGCGTCGGCGAACGGCTCGGCGGTTCCGCTCACGCTCACCTTCGACATCGACGTCCCGATCGTCTATCACCCCTCGACCACGCAGAACGGGGCGCTCGTCCAGCTCGGCGCGACGCTGGCGCAGCTCAACAACACCGGGACCTACGTCGGCAACAAGCTCGACTGGGTGGCGATCAGCGGGTGGACGGCCAGCGGAACCGCGGGAGCGAACCTCACAGCAGTGCAGGCGGCGAACTGCGTCACGCTCGGCGTGGCGTTCTTCTCCACCCTCGGCAACGGGACGGGCAACGTCGCCCTGGAGGGTGGGGCATCCGGCCTCGGGTGGTCGACGCCGCTCGGCGCGAACCTCGGCGCGAACTGGATCAAGAACTACATCGACACGGTGGCGGCGATCAACACCACCACGTACCTCACGTCCAGCGCGCAGCTCGGGTTCAAGAACAACCTCACCTACCAGGTGATCCTCACGATCCTGCAGGCGCAGCTGACGCTCTTCGCGGGGATCCTCCGGCTCGGGGCCCCGACCGTGCTCCCGAACGGCCAGGTCCCCCCGTCGAGCGCGCAGGGGCCGATCATCACGGCGCCGCCCTTCTCCCAGCTGCCCCCCGCGTCGGGAAGGGCAATCATCGTTCCGAACGCGTGGGCCGCGCAATATCTCGACAACGTCCGCAGCGTGAACATCTACGGCACGCTGACGATCGCCGCATAGGAGGCTCGACATGGCAGGAACTCCACTCCCTCCGGGATTCTCTCAAGTCCAGACCGTAGGGGACTTCCAGGCGGTCCTGAACCACCCACTCGTCCTCGGCGGCGTCAGCATTCCGCTCGTCGGGTTCAAGCTCGACAGCGAGGTCGTGCGCGGCGAGCAGCTCATGGACAGCGCAAAGCTCGTCGCCCTCATCGGAGGGCTGGCGATCGCGCTGACGAACACGATCTCGGCAGGGACGCTCCGCTGGACGGCGGTCCCGACCACGTGGAACCCCGCGCTCGGCGACATCGTGGCGATCTCGCATCTCATGAAGCAGATCGGCGACAACGCCGGAGGGATCCTCCGGATCTCCTGGGGCCAGAACGGCGTGACGCACTACAAGAACTTCACGGGTGTCGTGTGCAAGCGGTGCGACGATATCGCGATCGCGGGCAACGACATCCCCGACTACCGCGTGGAGTGGCACTACCTGGCGTTCACCGAAGCGTAGGACCGGAACCTTCCGGGGTCTCGGCGTAAAAGGAGAGGCGCATGAGATACGGGTCGGCATTCATCAAAGAGACGAACGAGAAGATCCGGGCGGCGGGGAAGAAGCCGTGCCCGGCCTGTAGCGGCAGCGGGAAGATCAGCGGCAAGCCCTGCGGGGCCTGCAAGGGCGCCGGCGCAGTCGATTTCAACTGGATGGACCTCTGGGAGGTCGAAGTCACCAACGCAGACGGGACCCCCGGATCGATGAACGACGTCCCCGTCGAGGAGGTCTGCCGCGCCCTTGACGAGGCGTCGACGTGGGGCGGAATGCCCTGGGACCGCAAGATGCAGATCACCAAGATGGCGGTCATGGGGAAAAAGGTGCTGGTCTTCTATGGGGACGTGCAGGTGGGGGCTGGGTTCATCCTCACGAAGGTCGACCAGACGTTCGACCTCTTCCCCGAGCTCAAGGACAACCCTCCGGCACTCACGCGCCTCATCGACGTCTGCATCTCGGGCATCATGGGAAAATCCGTGCCGCCGCAGACAAGCGCCCGGCCTCCGGCGGCGGGGATCCTCGGGCCAGGGACATCGCCAAGAAGGTAGGGCCGATGACGCTCTTCTACTACCGCTTCGTCGGGGCCTACCGGCGGGAGCCGCGGAACTGGGAGGACCTCTTCGACGGGATCCGCGCAGACAACGCGCTGCGGGAGATCCTCAATCTCGCGTGGGAGAAGTGATCCGTGGCGGAAAATGGCCTGATCTACATTGCGACCTCGAGGGCCTCCGGGAAGTCCTATATCGGCCAGACTGTCATGTCATTCAAGGGACGGATCAGAGCCCACGTCCTGCAGGTGAAGCGGGGTTCTAAGAACAGTTTCCTGTTCGGCAGAGCAATCGCCAAGCATGGCATAGACGATTTCGTGTTCACGACAATCGACGGCGTTCCTCGGGGACTGCTCAATGAGTGGGAAGCCTTCTTCATCCGAGAACTCGGGACGTTCGCGCCGGCGGGATACAACCTCACGACCGGAGGAGGCCAGCAATTCACTGTCAGCGAGGAAACGCGGCGCAAGATATCATCCCACCGCGGCAGGGTCCCGTGGAATAAAGGGCTTCCTCCCGAGAAGCAACCGATGTATGGCCGTAGCGGACCGCTCGCTCCTCATTTCGGAGTGCCGGCTTCGAAGGCCACTATTGAGGCCTGCCGAGAGACCGGGAAAAAGAACAAAGGCAGTTTCAATGGACGAGGTCCCTGGAACAAGGGAAAGAAAGGTCTCCAGGTGGCATGGAATAAAGGAAAGCCCATGTCCGAGCAGGCCAGGCGAAAACTATCAGAGACCCGAAAAGGAAGGTTCTCCGGAGAGAATCATCCGATGTTTGGCAAGCATCATTCTGAAGAAACAAGGAGGAAGATCGCCGAGGCCCACAAAGGAGTCGGGCTCTGGCACGGGAGAGTCCATCCTATGCTCGGTCAACATCATTCAGAGGAGTCCAAACGGAAAATTGCTGACTCTCTCGCCAAAAGAAGAGGGCTATCCCCATCGAAGACATAGGGGGGTTCTGGGCCTCATTGCGCATGCAGACCGACGACGCCTCGTTCGCCAAGGGCGCTGGCGCGCTGTCGAACATCGCAGGGATCCTCAAGGGGTTCGCGCTGCTCAAGGTCGGCGAAGGGATGATGCAGCTTCTCGCCGCGATGGGGAAGATCAACGAGCAGCAGGCGATACTCAACACGACCTCTGCGCAGATCGGCATCAGCACGATCGAGCTTAAGCAGTGGCAGATCATGGCGGACATGGTCGGGGGGAGCGCCGACGAGATGGCGAGCTCCCTCAAGGGGCTGATGGACATCACCGCCAACCTCGGGCGGGGAATCACGCCGGACAACCAGAAGTTCATCGACATGATGGGGATCCTCGGCGTGTCGAAATGGCAGGGCGTCCCGCCGACGCAGCTTGCCACCCAGCTGCTCGACAACGCGGCGAAGCTCATCCGCCAGTACCAGGGGAAGGGCGACAAGGTCGGCGAGGCGCGGGTTCGGAACGCGCTGGACTCTCTGCTCGGCACGACGGGCAACCGGCTCGTCACCGCCGAGAACTACCTCGGAGCGAACACGGCCGGAATGCTCGCCCGGGCGGGCGGGTCGATCATGACGACGCAGGGGGAGATCCGGGGGGCGATCGGCCCGCAGATGGACCTCGGGCTCTTCAACGCGACGGTGAAGGAGTCGGAGGCGCTCTTCGCGATGAGCTTCCTGCAGGACGCGCAGCCCGCCCTCCAGGGGTTCAACGACTTCATGAAGAAGGACAAGGCCGACATCATCCAGACGATCAAGGACCTCGCGGCGGTGTTCGGCACGATGACCTCCGGCGTGCTCGGCTTCATCCACGGGATGATCGACATCGTAACCTTTATCGACAAGCTCTTTCACGGGAAGTTCGACCCCTCGAAGCTGAGCGACTTCGGCGAGACTATGGCGAAGATGCTCCCGAAGAGCATCCAGGACTGGGCGAACAACAGCAATCCCCTCATCCCCAGCCCAAGGAGGTCGACGGCCGTTCCGGACGTCCTGCGGGGCCTCGTCCCCCGCGAGTTGTACGGCGGCGGCACCGTGAAGATCACCATCGAGGACAAGACGAGCGCGGGCGTCAAGGCCACGGGGCAGGGCCTCAGCGACGTCGCGCAGCGGTCCTTCAACAGCGGGGCGCGCTGATGGCGAACATCATCAGCCTCCTCGCGTCCAACTCCGCCTACGCGATCACGCTCATCAAGCAGTATGTCCTGAAGCCCGTCCTCGTGTGCCCGGTGCCCCCGAATGGATCGGTGACGGATCCGGTCCCGATCACGACCCCCGTGCCCCTGAGCTGCCACCACTACAGGTGCTACGGCGAGTCGGCCGTCTCGCGGCGCGTCGTCATCAACCTCAACCAAGGGAAGCAGAACGCCACGGACAACGTCGCGCCCGGCCCTCACGAGTGGGAGATCGAGGCCCACGTCGGGGGGCTGCCGTTTGAGATCACCTCGCGGTTCATGCCGTCGATCGGGATGATGCTCGCCGCTCTGGACAACGCCTACATGAGCCGCCAGCAGGTCGGCTTCTTCGACAAATTCCAGAAGCTCTGGCAGATCGTCGTCCAGCGCTTCGAGTATGAGCCCACCCCTGACGAGGAGAATGCGATCCTCGTGCGGCTGCACCTCGTGGAGCTAAACGTCCAGGTGGTGGGGGCGAATGGCGTCGTCGTGAACCCCGTGACGGCCGCCGCCTCTCCGGCCGACGGAACGGCGTACGGGACGCCCGAGGACCTGGGCACGACTGAGAACGCCATCCAGGCGCCCTCGAGCGCATCGGGAGTGAGCCTCGCGGCGATCCCGGGAGTGAGCTTCGGATGAGGCCCATCAAAACGATCTGCCTGGTCAACATCGCTCAGGGAGACACCTCGGCCGTCAACTTCCAGTTCGAGACGAAGAATCAGGACGGCGCATGGCAGCTCAACCTCATGTGGACGGGCTCGCAGTGGATCGGGTGGGCGACGCTCCCGTCGGGGGAGGTGCGGCTCTTCGGGTGCATCCCGGGCGTCATCAACTGGACGGGCTACACCGACTTCGGCCTCGTGTGGGTCTCCCCGCTCGCGGCGTTCGGTCAGCCGGACATCTTCAACTCCGCGCTGCTGCTGCTGGACTGGGGGCCGTAGCGTGGCGACGCTCCCGCTCTTCGACAAGCAGGTTCAGCTCACGTTCTACGACGCGAACGGGAACGTCCTCGCGCAGGTCGCCACCCCGCCTGCGGGGCGGAAGCCCGGGATCCGCATCAGCGGGACGTTCGTCTCGGCCTCTCAGCCGATGAATATCGAGCTCCGCGTTTGGAACTTCGAGACCAGCGTGCCCCTGACGAACTACGCGAAGATCCGAATCCAGGCGGGCTACGCAGGGTACCTGCACAGCACGATCAGCGGGACCGTGTGGAACGCCTTCACCGAGCAGCCGGGCCCTGACAAGATCACCGTCTTCCAGCTCATCGTCGGAGACCCCGAGGCGTGGCTGACGACGCCGATCACGCGCAACTACCCCGCCGGATCGTCTCTCCAGAGTGTGCTTGCCGATGTCGCGGGCATCCTCGGGCTGAGCCTCCAGTACTACGCCACCCCGTTCACGCTGCCGATCGCCGTTAACTGGAACCGCGACGCGAAGGGCCTCGTCGACAAGCTCGTCGATCTCTTCTGGGCGTATGACGCTGCGACGCAGTACGTGGGGCTGCGCATCGTGCCATTCGGCGACAACCTCCTCTGCTACCGCGGCGACCAGGGGACGGGCGTCACCTACACGCTGAAATATCTCGGCAACGCGCGGCACTCCGCGCGCGGAGTCGACTTCTACGGCCCGTGGATCCCCACCATCCGCCCGGGCGACACCGTGTTCGCCGACCCGCGTTACTTCCGCCAGGACATCTCCGGGGCGCTCGGGGGGCCGGCGGGGACGACCTTCCAGGTGATCCGCATCGACTTCGCGTTAGCGACGGACACCGACGAGAACCAGGCGGTGATGATCACGGTCAATCAGCCGCAGGCTTCTGCGGCGGAGGCGAACGTCCAATGACCGCGTCCGACAAGCTCGGAAAGCTCCTCGAGAACCACAGCACCACGGATCGCGACGTGATCAAAAGCATCATCGCGGAATTCTTCTTCGCGGACTTCGGGACGGTCGCGGCGGTCTACGGCTCGCCCCCCGCGACGGTGGATGTGAACCACTCCGTCCAACCGAAGGTCTACGGCCAGCAAATGCCGACGACGCTGACGAAGGGCGTCGAGCTCCTGTTCCCCGGCGGTGGCGGCGGGATGTCGTTCGAATGGGACGTCAGCGTGGGAGATCCCGTCCTCCTGGTGGGCCTCCGCGACTTCGTCAAGACGGTGGTGGCACCGCAGCCCGCGCCGACAGACGTCCCCCTGCACTACACGCAGGAGACGCTGAAGGCAGTCCCCCTGGGCCCGTACAACAGCGCTGCGGCGTTCGTCATCAGGGTCACGGGGGGCGTGCTCCAGCTCGCGGGGTCGACATACTCCATGACCCTGTACGAGAACCTGAACACGGCGCTGCAGACGTTCCTCACCGCGCTCAAGGCCGCGGTGGCCGCCGGATGTCAGGGGGGGAGCGGCGGGAGCCTCGGCGCGCTCGCGCTCAACATCAGCAGCGCGCAGAGCGCCAAAGTGAAGGTGGGGGGCTGAGGCGATGGACATGCAGATGCAAGGCGAGGGCGGCACTCCTCCCACCTGGGACGTGTTCGTGGTGCCGGGCGTGGGGGCGAACATCGTTCCCATAATCAGCGGTCCGCTGGAGAACACTCAGGAGGCGAGCGTCGCCTGCGGGATGCAGCTCGGCATGTGCCCTCAGAACCCGGCCGCGGGGTGCGACTACCTCGGCTTCCTCACGGGAACCGTGGCGTTCGGGACTCTCGACGCCCAGCTACGGGCGTTCCTCGCATCGGTGGGGCGGTCCGACTTCTATCCGAACTACGCCATCGCGTCGCACGGTCTGCAGGTCATCCCGACACCCGTGCCGCCGACCGTCGTGGTGAATCCAGGATGAGGGGGTAAGCGATGCCGTTCGTCTACAACGCCGGGACGTGGACCCCGAAGACCGCCGCCCAGCACACCAACCAGCTGCTCGTCGACATCAACGCTCAGCTTTCCGCCAACGGCGTCCTCGACTCCCAGGGGAACGCGATGGTGCTCCAGCCCATCGCCAGCAATGCCATTTGGATCCTGTGCCTCGCGATCGGGGCCATGCGCGCGGGCGACGACCAGACGCTCCTCGCCGCGGCGCAGATGTTCTCGATCTCGCAGTGCTCCACGCAGCAGCTCCAGGAGATCCTCTCGATCATCGGCACGTCGCTCATCTCGGGTCAGTACTCCCTCGTGGTCCTCCAGGTGACGGCAGATTCGACCGGGGCGACGGTCCCGGCAGGGACGGCGGCCGCGTACGGATCCATCTGCAACTTCGTGACCCTCGCTACCGCGACGGTTCCGGCTAGCGGGACGGTCAACATCCTCGCCCAGGCGAACGTCATCGGACCGATCGCCGTCGCCCCCGGCCTCCTGACCTCCTTCACCACGAGCATCCCCCACGTGACGGCAGTCACCAACCCGGCGGCCTCCATCATCGGCCGCAACCTGGAGACCTACCCGCAGCTGCGCCAGAGGATCCTCTCGGGCAACGTCGTGAACGTCGGCCTGAACGGCGCCTCCCTCGGACTGCAGAACATCCAGGGGATCACCGCGTCGCGCATCTACTTCAACCCTTCGCCGACCGCGGCGCTGGTTCTCACCGGCGGGACGTCGATACCGGCGCGCACCGCCTACCTCCTCATCGTGGGGGCGGACAACACGGGGGCAGCCATCGCCGCGGCCTACGCTGCCGCGATGAATGCCCCGACCCTCCCATTCGGGACGACGGCGTACACCCGGACCGACATCAGCTTCGCCCCGGCGGACAACTCGATCAACACCGTGGCCGGCAACTTCGTCACGGCGGGATTCGCCGTGGGACAGTTCATCGGAGTAACGGGCAGCGCGTCGAACAACTTCACGGGCGGTTACATCACGAGCGTCACCGCAAACAAGATCATCGTCAGCCAGGTCACCATCGTCACGGAGGCGTCGGGCGCCTCCGACACGCTGACCCTCCTTCCCGCCCAGGCATTCGTGTCCCTCGGCGGCCAGATCTTCCCGGTCTACTACCGGGTGGCTCCCTTCCAGCAGGTCTACGTCCAGGTGAAGTACGACCCGAACCAGCCGGTGCAGACCGGCGCCGCGTCGGCCGTCCAGGCGGCGGTGAGCGCGATGCTGCTCGGCATTGGGCAGCCGGTGACGGCTGCGATGTCTGACCAAACCCTCGCAGGTTTCGCATATGCAGCGATTACCGCGAGCCAGGTGAGCACCATGATGGGGACCACGTACGTGCGCACCGACCTTACCTTCGCTTCGGCGGGGAACACGATCACGACGGCGGCCGGCAACTTCCTCACGAACGGGTTCGCGGTCGGCCAGTTCGTCAAGGTGACCGGGAGCGCTTCCAACAACTTCGTCGGAGGCTACATCACCGTCCTGACCGCGACGGTGATGACCCTCAGCATCGTCACGCTCGTCAACGAGAGCGACTCAAACTCCATCACGCTGACCACGGGGACGTGGGGGAACGAGGCGGCGGTGAACGGCGACTCAATGCCGCAGATCGCGGCTGCGAACGTCGCGGTGGTTGCAGGGCCGTGATCGTCAGCAATCCCAATCTCTTCTTCCAGTTCTCCGGCGCAGTGATCCAGTGCATCGCGAATGCCATTAAGGCGTCGCGCGACGCAGAGCTCACGCTCACGAATTACTGGGCGAACCTCTCCATCGCGACGGCGCAGGACGTGGACGGCACCCTAAACTTTGTAGGGCTGCTCTGCGCGTTCCCCCGGCCGCTGGTCGGATCCATCTTCTTCGAGACGAATCTGATCGAGTTCACCGACGCGAACATCCCGCAGACGTCCTACACCCGGACCGACCTCACGTTCTTTGCCTCCGACAACTCGGTGAACACGGCCGGGGGCAACTTCATCGCGGCGGGATTCGTGGCCGGCCAGTGGCTCATCATCAGCGGAAGCGCGTCGAACAACTACACGACCCTGATCAACAGCGTGACGGCCTCCAAGATGGTGCTGTTGACCTACCCCGTGGTTAACGAGAGCGACTCGAACTCCATCACGCTCACGATCGGCAACATGACGATCGGGTTCGACGACGCGAACTTTCCCACGCCGAGCAATGCACCCTACGTCTTCAACCCTGCCGCGGGAGAATTCGACACCGCGGCGCCGCTCCCGACGAATGTCATGCCCGCCAGTTGGTATAAGTCCATTCTCCCTATCGCAGCACAGTTGAAATGGACAGGACTCACGCTGGCCGCGATCGATGCGCTCGCGGAGTGGGCGAAC